AATGAACTACCCCATCTTACTTCGTTGAAGATGGGGTTTCTACATCCCCATCAGTAAGTTGAGATTTTTGACGTTTCACGCGACCTAGTTGCTTCATACTTCCAGCATTCTTGCGTTTACTGGTGCTTGAAGTAGAGCTAGAATCATCTACGTCTAAGAGGCTAGTTCCTAACCCCTGTAGATTGTTGAAATACCAAAGCAACATTACTTCTGCGGCTGCGATATCACGCTGTTGAGTATATCCGCAGTTGTTACAAACGTGAGTTCTTTGGTCTAAACTTTTCTTTTCTTGATGTCCACATTTAGGACAAGTTTGTGATGGTTTAACCTTACAAGTAGGAACCTCAGCAAAAAAACCGCCAATGTCTGATAATTTAGCTTTTAGAGCATCTTTTATCATGCCCATACCAACATCAAGAATTGATTTATTTAGACCGGACTTTTGCTTTTTACGTCTACCTTCTTGACGCAGTTGTTCATGGGGGAAACCCCCAAGACCACACTGCGTCGCTTTTTTTGCTTTGGCACTCATGTTTTTGACTTCTAGTTTTTCAGTTACTACCGTGCTGTTACCGCGAATTATCCGTGTAGTTTCCTGGTGAACAAAATTCTGTCGTTGGTTAGAAACTTTACGATTCAACTTACCAACTAACTTTTGAGTTTTTTTCCACCTTCTAGAAGCTTTTATTTTCTTTTTGAAATTACCTGCGCGTTTACGACGTTTAGCTTTACCCAATTGTTGATTTCTTTTTTCTGCTTTCCTAAAAAATCTAGGAGCAGGAATTAACCCATTATCGTCTCCGTTCGTCCAAGCAATAGCATCATTACAACCTAAATCAATTGCAACTGTTCCACCTTCAGATGGACGGCTATTCTTCAACAAAGTATCGTCAACTTCTAAAATTATGGAAGCATACCATTCACCATTACGATGAACAACATCTAAAGCTTTAGGATGTCCCCAAAGTCTAACCTTTCCACGCATTTGAATTTGACCGATTTTTGCTAATTCTAAATATCCATTATCACCAGTGCTATGAACTTTCCATCCAGTAAATGATGGATAAGTCCAACCTGAATAATGCTTGATTGATTTGAATTTAGGATATGCCCCAAGTCCTTTGAAAAAGCGTTGAAAAGCAAAATCAACACGTTTCAAAGTTGCTTGTAATGTTTGGGAGTTACAAAGCTTGTATTCCGTCCAAACTTCTTTGAAATCTGGCAAACAGTTCTGTTGCTCAAAGTAAGATACGGATTTACCAAACTTTTTGTAAGAAGTAATCCTGTTAGATACTGCGGCGTTATATAGGTCTTTATGCAGCTTCCGGTGATAATGTAATTCTGCATTCACTTTCTTAGTTGGATATAGCTTGAAAGTCCCTCTACGTAACGCCATCAGTAATCACCTCCTTTTCAGTTGCTTAACTTATGTTATACTAGCACTGCACAATTCAGGTGTCAACATGAAAACTCAGCTAAGGAAAGGTGCTCATGCTGTTTTTAAGATTCAGTTTCACATAGTTTTTGTGACCAAATATAGAAAAAACGTTATCAATCAAACAATTCTCACTAAATTACAGGAAGTATTTAGTCGTGTTTGCGAAAAAAGAAAATGCGAATTGTTGGAATTTAATGGGGAAGAAAATCACGTACATTTATTGGTAGACGTTCACCCCGACAACAATACTTCGCAGTTGATTAGTTCCCTCAAATCAGCATCAAGTAGAATTATTAGGAGAGAATTTCAGGATTACCTAAAACAGTTCTACTGGAAGAAAGAAGACCCAAGTTTTTGGACTGATGCATACTGCGTTATTTCTGCTGGTGGTGCGCCACTAGAAATAGTGAAAGAATATATAAAATCTCAAGAAACGCCTAAAACATAATGTTGCCAAAAACTCAACTATCCTCAAAACTCTTTCACCTGTGGTGAAAAACATTTTAAGGACGTTTCGTTTTTGACTCGCTTACATCCCCAGGCTGTAGAGCCGTGGGGAATTACGCGAAATTAGTTAAAGCCCTGATAATAGAAGTTGCACTCACAACTGGTTCGCCATTAGATGCTTTATAAAAATCTAATGGGGTATCCTCAAAATCAAATTTAGCTAAAAACATTATTAGCAAAGCAATATTGTCTACCCAATATTGCTAGCACATTCATGACAATATTGCAAAGGAAAGATTGATATAATTTAAATTCAATAAGCATTTTTACTCATCCTAACAAAACACCCTTTGGCTCTAATTTGACCAGGGGAGGCTTTTTATTGAGGCTCTAGGGGGAATTAATTAAGGGGTCTTAAGCGTTTTTCTTGGCGCTTTAGACACTCTTCCCGACCCTTTTTAAGCTCAATTAACCAACATATATGTCTTAGGGTTTCTTCATCAGGAAATTCCCCTTCGCCATGCCAATCTACCCACGGATTTCTGGGATCTCTGGAATAGGCTTTGATTTTCTTTGGGGGTTCCTTCTTATTGGCTGGTTTAAGGGCTTGAACCTCCTCCCTGAGAGCTTTTAGCTGGTCTGTGATGTCTGAAGCAGTTAAATGTGTTTCTCCCGTTTCGACCAGGGTTCGGATATGTATGTTGCACCAAACCCCAAATTTAGGAGATAGCCATCTCGCTATCTCAATTGCTACTAAAGGATGCCCCCAAGTACTGGCATCACCCCCAATATTATTAGTGGTTGAAACAACCAATCCATCAGGGGGGATAATAATCCCCCCCTGCTCTGTAAGGGTTTCAGCCAACGCTTTTAAATAGTCTTTTGACTGTGTAGTTTTTAACCAATCTTTTAATTTCTTTCCGTGAGTTCTACAAAGAGATCCAAGATTCACATACTGATCTGAATCGCGTTGTTCAACTGTTTGACCCTCATATGTTAAAATTGTCATGATTATTAGCCTAATCCTACTAGGTGAACGTCTGGTAGCTGATAAGAGCCAAGTTATGAGCTTGGCTGCTACTCAATTCATTCTAACAAAAATCCCCCTTTGGCTCTAATTTGACCAGGGGGATTTTTCTTTTCTGTAATTCCAATATACCCACAAACATCCCTTTAGAGGCATCTGTGAGCCTCATGAAAGCTTTTCACCCTACTCCCATGCCCTATTCGATGGTTTGCCCAAACAAGAGCCTTTAAAGAGCCAAATAAGAGCCTCATGAAAATCCCCTGTAGCCTAACAAGTTTTCATAAGTATTTGTACTCACTAAGAGGGATGTAACAGGAGCCGCCTTAGCGACAACCTGAAAAAGCTTTTATTTAATTACGTAGTTAATTCCTGTGTCCGCTCAATAATCCCCTGTGTGCAAAATATATGACCAGGGTACTTAGAACTTTTGGAAATTTTTCTAAATATCATAAAAGCTTTTAAAAGTCAATCCCCATTCTGTATCATAACCTGATACATTTAGCCGCTTCTTAGTGACTGGATTTTGCTGTTTTAATCAATTTAGTGACTTTTTAGTGAGAATTTTAAGCCATTTTAAGCCCTCAAAAGCAGTCTGTGACCAGGGTTTGGAATTTTTTAGTGAAAAAACGGTTTTCACACATGAAAAAAGTTGAAGAAATCGGACAATACGGAATATACCATAGATATATATCTATGTATATATCATATATAATAAATATATATATATATACTTATATAATTTCTATTTCCTTCTATACTTACCTCTTACTTAGAATCTTCTCTTTCAAATCCGTAAAATGGGCTTTTTTGGTAAAAAGGCTTTGTTCAAATTTGCAAACCCTGGTCAGGTCTACTTTTGAGGCTATTTTAGGGGTCTTCAAGTGGCTTAAAATTCTCACTAAAAAGTCAATAAATTCGTTAAAATTATGGGTAAATACGTAGAGTTTTTTAGGTTTTTTTAGAAAAATATACCAAATTTTTTTAAGCAATATTACTTGTAAGTATGCTACAAGACTTAAAGAGCTTTAATGAGCTTTTATTTAGGCTGTTAAAAGGCTCTTATTAGCTGTTTAATAGCTTGATAATAATTATTTAACTAATTTTAGGTTCTCACGCGCGCGACCTTTTTGAATTACGTAGTTAATTAGATAAACTTATATAAGGCTATTGACAGAATCTTGTTTTTGTTGTATTATGTACTTAATGAATTTTTTACGTGAGAGCTTTTTTAAAGTTTTATAAAAATGCCCAAAAACACCCAAGAATTAGAACAGCAACCCAAAGCAAAGCCAGGGAAAAAACCTTTTACTGATCGCAGCCTAATTAAGACCTCTGTGTCAGTCGCTTTATCCCCTGCTATCAGAGAAAAATTAGACGAGTTGGCATTATTAGATAATTGTTCTCGTTCTCAAATAATCACAAATATTATCGAAAACTTTTTTGAAAAACGTAGCAACACCGGTCGATAATTTTTTGTGTTATACTTAAAGCAACTAAAAATTATTTGAAATTTTTATTTGAAATTTTTTAAAAATGGCTACAAAAGATTTTCAAAGGCGTGAGGCAGATTTTGTACAGACAGAAGCAGTGACTGTTACTTGGCAAGCAAATGAAGTAGGTACTGATTTATGGCTAGATGCTACAACCACTATTGCAACAGTAGATTACACCCTGGTCAGGTATGTTATTCCTTTGGCAGTATCTAATCAGGAATTGTTGCCTGATGGTAACTACACTCAGGCATACCAGACTGGAGGAGTTTCTGTTTATGTTTTTGATGGTACAGAGACTGCTTATGCAGCCGGGACAGCTCCTACCTTATCTGAAGGCACAAAGCTTTCTGAAGCTCCATCATCCTCTAAAACTTTGTTTGATATCGATGCTTACCTTTTAGCTAGGGGTGTTGCCAGAAGTTAATCCCCTGGTCTCTTAAGCTTTTTTGTAGATTAATTTGAGCTTACAAAACTGTTCTAAAGGTTTTGTAAGCTTTTTGGTTTTTTATAAGAATATTGGGTGAAAACTTTTTTTGGAAATCTATTGACAATTAATTAACTAGTTAATAAGATAGGTACATAAGATAAAAAACAAACAGGGAATACTAAAATGACTTTAGATTTTAATTCAATCGGCTGTAATGATTTTAAACATGAAGAGTTTGGTAGATTACAAGTTGTAGGCTCTTGTGATTGGGTAACTGAATGCCAAAATTGTGGCAGAAAAAATCTTAAAAAGGCAATTGTAATGCAGGATTCCGAGGGTAATTATAGTTTTTATGGTTCTGAGTGCGCCCATGAAGCTTCTAAAGCTTATTCTAGAGGGCAAAGAGGACCAAAAAACTTTAAATCTTATCAATTTACTTTGAAAGGGCGTACTATTCGTATTACCCGTCATGCAAATGCTGAGAGAAAAACTCCCGATGGATGGGTATTTCAACCTATCGGAGGTTTGTGCAATCTTTTAGATGATACAAAAGACCAATGGAAAGATATTCCAAACATTAATGAAATTTTAGCTATTCTTGAAGAGTACGCGGGTTATCAAAGTTTTTAATCTCTGCCCTCTATTTTTGAATAGGGGGCATTTGTTCTTCATTCTCTTTTTCATAATGTCTCAAATAGTTATTGATGAGTTTTTTGCTGGTTATGGTACAGGTAGATATGGTAATGTAGTACCTTTAGAAGCTAGTTGTCAAGGTTGTTCTAGTTTACAAGGGTGGTATACTTTGGAGCTTCCTAACAAACCTCTTAAAAGGCTTTGTAGAACTTGTATCAAAAAACAGACAGGGTAGATCCTTTAGGTAAAACAAAGCCTTTATACATAAACAAACCTGGTCAAATCTAAATATACTAAGAGTTCCAAGGAGACTTGGGATTTTTTTTTAAATGTGTAAAAACTTTTTTTGGAAATCTATTGACAATTAATTAACTAGTTAATAAGATAGGTACATAAGCAAAAAACAAACAGGGAATACTAAAATGACTTACTTAACTATCTATGAAGCACCTGTAACACCATACTACACTTCTGAGACTAATTTTGAACAAATCGAATTACCTTTAGATGTGGATGCTTACTTCGACTCTTATGTCGAATCTCACCCCGAACAAACTCTGATTGGCGCCAAAAAGGCTCAGGAAGAGCCTTTAACAATCTCTTCCAAGGGTTTAGACCAGCCAGCAAGAGCTCTTGTTTTAGAGCTTGTGAGTAGCCTTACAAAGTCTTCCAGTAATCCTAAACACTATTATCTGGAACAGCCTCACTGTTATCCCCACAACAAGGTAATGAAGCTCTTCTGTACCTTACCTAAAACCCCTGGCAAAATCAAAATCACCTGGTCAATTAAAGCTCAAAGTACGGAGTTAATAATAGATTTCCGTCTAGGTGGCTTATCTTTCAAAAGTGTCGAAATGGTTGTTACACCTTTTTAATGCAGACATCTAATCTTTAATAAATAGTTTAATTCCTGACATACACACTTTAATGCAGACATTTAATATCCATTGCAGACATATAGGTAGTACAAATGAACTATTATCAAAATCTCCGTCTAAGAATTAATAATATGCAGGTAGCTACAATGCTTGTCAGACGTTTAACTGAAGCTAGTTGCAATACTTACGATGAGATTTGGGATCTATTTAATCTGATTTGTGAGAATCAGCAAGAAGAAGATACAAGAGTTTTAGAATCAGAGTTATATGATCTTTTAGCTGCTGATCTAGCTTCTTGTTTGGGTTAATCCTAACTATTTGTATCAAAATTACACTAATAATAATTTAAAAATTTTTATAAAAGCCTTCTAAATGTCTAGAAGGCTTTTGTTATTCTTATTAAGTAGTTAATCTATTGTTTTATGAGAACTTTTGAGTATCAAGGTAAATCTTTTTCCCAACGAGATGAAGATGGCTTTTTTAACGCTAATGAGATGTGTGAAATTTTTGGGGAATTTTTAGATGATATTTTTAACCAAGACTTCATTTGTGGGTATTTACATTCCTTAAAGTCTAAAGTCTTGTTTACGTATTCTCCTTATGATTCATTAACTTGTTGGGTACACCCTCGTTTAGCTCTTAGGATAGCCCAGGGACTTTCTGATGAGTTTGCTATTTGGTTTGAGGATGAAGTACTAAATCTTTGGCAAAAGTCTCAGAAAAATTCTTTAGATGTTCATATGAAAGATATTAAAGTGTCCCTAGATGAGATTAAAAAAACTTTAGAGAGTTTTCCTGAACGGAAGTTGACCAGGGATGAAAAGTATGCTTTCAAAGCTGTTACAAATAAGATTTTTGAATATATAAAAACGAGTAGTGATGGTTTTGTTAGTATAACTTTCTTGCAACAAACCTCTTTAAACAAGAAACAGTGCCTTTTGAAGTATTTTAATATTAATTCTATGCGAGTAGAACATTGGAAAGCCTTTGGGGGGATTGTGTCTGATCTAGGGTGGCTTAACTTTGACCAAGGGAAAGGTGTTTTCACAGCTTAATCCCCCCCCTGGTCAAATCTAGATATACAAAGAGTTCCAAGGAGACTTGGGATTTTTTTTGTAAATGTATAAAAAATCTATTGACAATTAATTAACTAGTTAATAGAATAAGTACATAAGACAAAAACAAACAGGAAATACGGAAATGCTTTATACATTAACTACCCAAGCCCAAGATTTCTTATTTCAAAATGCTGAATTATCTGGAGACTACCGAGGTATGGTGAAAGTTCTTAAAGTGTTAAGAGATAATTACGGAGTGATTATAGATATTTCTTTAAATTCTAAAAAAAGTGAGATTATGCGGGTTTTTGAGGACTTATTAAATAGTGCACACTCACATATACAACATATTGATGAATTAAATCAGTTTAAGCCTAAAGACTTAACTACAGCTCATCAAGAGCCAGAAGAGCTTAAGGGTAAAAACTCTATAAATAGTTCTCCTTATAACCTGGGAACTAGCTTATATATTTTACTCAGAGAAGGTGCTTATATAACAGCTTACAATTTTTATCAAAGTATATCCGAGATAAGTCTATCCCAAGTTCTCTCTTACCTTAGTCAGAAAACAGACAGTTTATTTAGTTTTTGTAATTCTTTTAAACAAATGTTTCAATTACGTAAAACTTTAGATAAAATGTTTTCTTAACTTTATTTCATAATCTAAGCTCTCCTTTTACACCTTATCTTTTTTGTTATGTACTTTTCAAGACTTTCACTAAATTCTTTTTCTCTAGCAAATATCCCTTTTGAGTATGATACTTACGTAAGAATCTCTAGCTTTTTCACAGACTTTTTTGTTGCTACAAAGCTAAACTACATCACTACACAAGAACTTTTATCTAAAGATTTAATTTATAGACAGAGCTTAGGTATTATACTGGAACGTGAGAAGGTTTGTCATCAGCAATTGCTAAATGTTTCTGTTCTCAATACAATGGGTGTTAGACTCAATAGATATAAATTAGTTCATTTTAGTCCCCATCGTCAAACTTTTTCTCGCATTCTTTACTAGATATTAATAAACCTTACGATTAATTCTGTAATCGTAAGGTTTCTTTACTTATAAAAATTTTTCCAAGGCTTTTATCTAACCTTTTATCTTTATAACAAATCTTTAAATATTTGTCAAGTTGCAGCCCTTATATTTTTTATAAGGGCTACTAAAGCGATCATAATATTTTGATCTTTCTGAATTTTATTTCTTTATGGGTTGTTTCTAATAACTTAAGGTTTACAATTTTGAGTTTTTTTAGTCTTTCATATTCTGAAAGAATAGGGTTATTTTCCCTAATATCAAAGGTTATAATAAATTTAATCCCGAAGGCTTTTAAAGTCTTAAAACAAGCCATACAAGGCATATGGGTACAAAATAACACTAACCTATTTTGAGCATTCGGGATAGTCCAGTAAGGGTAGTAAAAACTTATACCAGATAAAAAAATGTTTCTTAACGCCATTATTTCTGCATGAATAGCTCTAGAAGAGACTTCAATTTCCATACAATGATTATCCCTATCTAAAACCTGGTCACACTTCTTAGTCATGGTACAAGGATTTCCAAAAACGGTGTTTACTCCTGTACTGATAAAGGTACCATCGGTTAAATAAATACTAGCTGCCACTTGTTGTCCCAAACAAAAACTTTCTTGGGCATACTCTTCTAGTTGAGTTTTTATTTGGGTTATTTTTAGATTTAATTCTGTGCTTATATTCATTAATACCTTATCTCTCTTACTTTGATAATTTTACCTGAATTTATCTTGATGATTTTTAGATTTTGACCAGGTAATCTTTGCATAATTGCTTTTATACTTCTTTTTAAGCTATTTGAATGATAGAAATCCTCTATCAAAGAGTTATCTGAAGCTTTTTGAACTGCATAGGTACTTAAAAGTCCTTTGGCGATCGCCATATTTCTTTCAAATACACTAAAATTTTTTATAACGGATTCCTCAACCTGATCAGGTATATCCTTATCTGCAATTAAACTACTTTCAAAGGTATATTTTTGCATTAAAAAACTCATCAAGTATAATCTTAATGAGTAATTGTATTATATTAACTAGTTAATTGTCAATTTATAAGAATATTGGGTGAAAACCCCGTGTCTTTAGACCGGGGAGTGCCAAAAACTGTAGGTATTTGACACTCCCCGTGTCTTTAGATCGGGGAGTGTCAAAGTGGATTTCTTTGATTGCTGAATTAATTTTGCCCTTGATTTCAGTTAAAAGGTTCAGTTTAATTACTGAACTTTTCTTTGGACTTTTCAGATATGCATTTTGCTTACTGCTATTGTGGATATTGGGCATCTACAGGAAAAACTCTTCTGTACGTCAAATACTAACTCCAATTACCTTTTACTATAGGTTGAAAATCATCCCATGAAAATTACAGCACTTGACCCAAAGATGAATGAAGTTGTTAAGGGTACTCTCTTTAGCCGTTACAGTCGCTCTAATCTCAGTTTAGATGAATTATATGAAAGAGACTTTCAAGGTTTAGAAGGACAAGAGAAGGCTGAGGATTTTTATGAAAGGATTTTAGTTGGCTATGGTGATGAATCTATAGCAGAGCTAGGTTTTTGTCATGTAGCTATCGAAGGTGTTTCTTTGCTGGCAGCTAAAGTTATCGAGGATAGCCGCCTTGGATTAAGTTTTATAGAGCGTTCTACCCGATACAATGACTACACACAAGCAGGTTATTACATTCCAAAAAACTTAAACCCTGGTCAAAAAACAGTGTACTGCCATTACATGAACTCTCATTTTGAGTTTTATCAAGAACTTAAAGGCGTTCTATCTAAAGCTTTTGATGATGAAGGGTTAGATAATCAATCCCCTAAGCGAACAAGAGAAGCAAGAGTTTTTGATGCTGTTCGGGGGTTATTACCAATATCTTCTTTGACCAGTTTAGGAGTTGCAGGTAATGGTAGAGCTTTTGAATTGTTGATTAATAAACTCTTGTCTCATCCTTTGCCCGAATGTAATTTAATTGGTGAGGAGATTTTACGAGAAGTTGAGAAAGTTTTACCTAATTTTGTGAAAAGAATTTCTACTAAAAAAGGGGCTGGATTCAGAGATTATTTAAGAAGTCTTCATGAATTAAAAGAAACTTCAAAAAAAGCTTTTTATAATCATGAAAATTATGATAAAGATGATTTTAAGTTTGAACCAAATCAAAAACTTCATCTAGAGTTTTTTAATGATTTTTATAAATCAATTGGTTTAGAGTTTCTGGATATCCCTGATTTTTCAAATGATATACCCAAAGTTTTTTATGAAAATATTGTTTTAAAGATTTTAGATTCCAGGAAATCACGTTTTGATAAGCTCCCTAGATGCTTTGAGACTGTATCTGTGGTGTTAGATGTAGCGAGTATATCTTTGGGTTGTTGGAGAGATTTACAAAGACATCGTATAGGACATCAAACATTTGATTGGAGTTTTGGTCAAGAAGCTAGAAAAAATCTCACTTTTGATATTCCAAAAGATTTTGAGTGTCTGGATAATAAGGATTTTTTCTATTATTACTCTAGATATACAAAATGTATGCAAAATGTCCTAGAGACTCCTTACAGCCTTTGTCTAGGACATAAAGTACCCTGGTCATGGTCTACAAATCTTAGGAGTTTAATTTATATGTTAGAACTTCGGAGCCAAAAACAAGGCTATTATGAATATAGACAGCTTGCCATTGACATTTATCAAGAGTTAATTGAATTTTTTCCTAATTTTGAAGGGAAACTTTTTGTAGATACAGAGATTTAGATTTATGTTATAATTGGTATAAGTTTTTAAATTTATAATTTTTTTTCAGGGGTTATGAACTTTCTTGGATGTTTGTTTGGGTACACTTACAAATTTCCTGGAGGACTTAAAGGGACTTCAGGTACAGTCCCAATCAGTACAGGTTCTCCTTGTCTAATTGTTGTATAAGTTAGTCGGGGAACTTCCCCATTTATGGCATTAAAAGGGGCTTGGCATATCAAGACTAACCCTCCTGTATCTTGGCTATCCACAAGCTGGTAAGATGTGATTACAAGCTTATCCTGAGCTATTACAGGGGTTACAGGGAAATCTTGGGAGATTATGAAAGCCTCCAAGATACTATACCTAAAGTAATTGTTGGCTATTAAAAGATTGACCAGGGTAGGTGATAGAGGTAGCGCCAGCTCAGTATCTTGATTATTTCCTGTAATGTTTCTCTGTGGAGGATCATAAGTTACAGGTAAGTATTGATAATCCTCAGAGTTAAATACAAAAACCCCATTATTATCACTCCAGAAGTTCTGTATACGATATGTTGCACCTTCTGAGGTAGTTAATTTGAATAGGTGCCCTATTATATAATCACTACGTGTAAAAACCATAATTTTTTTTAAATTTTTTTAAAAGTTTGAAAAAACTTTTATGCCCCCTGGTCACATAGATATTTATCCATTTTTCTAAGTCTTTTATTTCTTTTTGATTTTCCTTATTTAGGTAGGTGTCATTGGCTTTTTCTCTGTAATGTATTTGAATTACTCCATAAGAACCTTTTTTATCTTCAAGCATTTTCATTTTAACTATTTTAGCTTCTATAGATTCCATGTATAATCTGCAAAGTTGATTACATTTATCTATAGAAAAAGTTATAAAATTATTTTTTTTCGCTTGGCTAGCTTTTATTTCTTCTTGTATAATATCTCTGTCAATACAAGGATATTGTTTTTTTAATGAACTTAATAGCTTATCATGAGCTTCAAATAATACAATTAGCTCTTGCTTTTCTATTTGTTCTAATTTTATCCCCCCTTTGATAATACCAATAACTACTCTATCAGCCTTTAACTTTATTCTTATGTCTTCTAAGTAGTTGTTGATAACTTCTATAGCTTCTAAATCTTTGTAATTTATATATTTTTTGGCTGTTTGGTAATAGTTTTCGAAAAGTTTCTTATTAGTTAAAATAAGTGCAATTAAGGCTATTAAAGCAGAGCTTACATTAGACCCTGCATCAATAAGATCTGTGTTTTTTACACAGATTTCTATTTTTTCTTTTTCTATTGTTTCTATATATCTACAATTAATTCGGGTAGTCCCCAAAAAGTTGGTCAAGATTATTGATAACAGTAGCTGCATTAGGGTTTAATAAAAAGAAGTTTGAGTAATTTTTTTCGTATTTTATAGGAATTCTTTGTGTTTCTGTTAATGTTTGCATAATTTGATTAAAATACCCTCTATTTATTTTTTTAACATATTTTACTAGGTATGAAGATAAGTCTAAATTTTGTGCTGTATCCGTAATTCTTTCTAATAATGCCCCTGTTAATGGGGTCAATAGCATTTGTTTTTGTCTTGTTTGTCCTTCTATTTTTGGATATTTTACTTCAATGACTGCTATGACTTCGTATGGGGTGGCATAGAGATCTCCATCGGAATCTAGGCAAAGAGCATAATTATCTGTTTCTGGCACTATTTGAAGGACTCTGAATATAAAACCATCAGGGGTAAAAATCTCAGTTATAAATTCTGCCATTTTATCTATTTTCTATTAAGGATAAACTTGTTATTTCTACTAACCCATTACCATCTATAGGAGTTACTACAAGAATTAATTCTTTATTTTTTGGAAGTGATTTAAATTGAGTGACTATAGTATTTAAATCTTCTAAAGTAAACGCTACATCCTTTAATAATCCAGAAGTATATAACCTTAAAGCGTTAGTTGATGGGGTATAATTCGCGGGATTATTGTTAATTTCTAAGGCTGATTCATTACTCGGTAAGAACTCAGGATCACTCCAAGTACCTCCTGAGACTTCTCCAATATCATCAATAAATATTTCTATGGCGTGCTCACGGTTATCGCTACCTATGCAAATATTACCTAAAAAAATTTCTATATGGTTTTGTCTACCATTATAAAGAGTTTTGCGCCTAAAAGCTACTAAAGGCTTTCTATTATTTGAAAGGGTGTTTTGATCAAGTCTTTGTGCAGTTACTTTGACCCCTGGTTGTTTCTTGTCTCCAAAATTAGCATAATACCTGTTATTTACTCTTACCTCCCAATTAGTACCTGTACCATTATTATCTATTTGGACTCTTAAAGGCACATTCAAATCTAATATTTGGGGGATAGAATTGAATTGTTTATGTACTAAGAGTTTTTTAATTTCATTGTTTCTCACAATTTCGATAAAAAACTCAAATAAGCCATAAATAGATTCATAATTTAGTATGAATTTAATTCCTTCATTATTAGTAATATTGTCATTTAAGTCTATACCTGATTCTCCTGTACCATTTAAGGGATCCTCACTCCAATTGGTTTGATCTATTCTTAATGGTGTGGGTGTTGGATCTGTAGTTGTATTCCTTTTTACAAATTCAATAAAAAATCCTGTTGAGTCTAAGCCAAAATAGATACCATTATCCCCATCAGTTTTACCTACAACAAGCTTATGATTAACTGATGGAGCTACATTACTTATCCTAAGGGAAATACCTACTTCAGATACTTGACCAGGGATGTGGGTGCCTACTCGAACTGTATCTAAAGTGGCGGAACCATTAATATTACTACCTGTTTGCAGTCTTATTTCTCCATCCCCCTGGTCAATAGATCCTGTGTTGGTTGTATTTAACTCATTATCAAGCTCAGACAAAGGATAGATGCTGTCAACAGAGAATTCTATATTTTTGGTATTATTGTTTATTTGTAGTCCTGTATCAGTCCCAGCACTATTATTATTATTATTATTATTATTATTATTAATTTCTTCGGCTAATTGCTCGCTCTCTTCTATCTGTAATAGATCCCTTACAGTCATTTATATATCTCCAGCATTAATAGTTACAACCTGGTTAACAAACCAGTTAAAGGGTGTGAATGTTAGGGGCTCGCCTGTAAAAGTTAATAAGCCTGGATCAGAACTTATTAGATTTATATTAACATTTTCTAAAGGTTGTCTAGACAGTCTCACAGACAGAATAGTTTGGCTGTTTTCTGTCATAACAATAGATGATGGGTTGATAATTACACTTATGTCTGAGTTATTCTCAGTATTTACTAAAATTCTATCTAAAGAAGCCAAGACCAGGGGATTAAATTCTCTTATCTCCCCTGAAATGTTAAAAATACCATATTCACTTGTGCTTACCACGGTCTCTATGTTTGGTACAGAATCAAAAACCCAAATACCCTCATATTCTGGATAATTGAATAGTGTGGTATCAAAAGTAAAAGGAGTATTTAGTCCTTTGATATTATTATAAAATCTTATAAATTCTTTTGTTTTTTCACTACATAGGTTATTATATCTGAAAGTAATTTTTCTATTCTTGGGTGATCTTTGCAAAGATAATCTTTGTTCGTTACCATCTGCATAACTTTGATATATATCAGGTATTTTTACCTCCTCAATAGATTCTGAATAGTGGAAAGGCTGATTTTGATATGGAGGCACTAAAATAGGATATATAGGTAAATCGTCAATAGTATTTGGTTGTTGAATTAGAGCCTCGTTTATGATTATTTGGCTATAGAATTGAATAATCCAACCGTGCCAGATAGGAAAATATTCATTTTCACTCCCTACAGTGGGTTGTAAGCCTGCCCATGAGCCTTCCATAATCCCTGTATCTACAAAATTAGATGTAATGTAATCAAAACATCTATTGAGAGTACTTAAAGAGCTCTCCGGAAGTACCCCTGCAATATTACAATTAAGAGCTGTTAATCCTATGAGAGCTGAGTAACCAGGGTTTTCCGACTCTATTACAACTGCATCCCCAAACCTGGTCGGTGGTTGTAAATTAGGTAGATTATTATCAAAAAAGTCTTTAATAAAATTCAAAAAGTTTTGTAAAATGCCTAACACTGAACCATCCTGAGTTTTTTGGTAGTATATGGCTATTTCTAAATATGATTTATATATTATTTCTGCATCATTTTGGTTGTTTAATCTAAAATTATTCCAATCAAATCCATTTACTTTTTCAACATTTATAAAAGATAGGATTAAGAATAAGCTAGGAGTATTTAAAACTTTAGAATTACTTCCATTTATTCTTGAATTTTCAGGGTTATAAGGATAAAATTCTCCATATAATAAGTTATTTGTAAAGTCTATATTATACCTTTGATTAGATAATTGTAATAATTGTTTTAAATTATTTGAAGCTGTTCCATCCGATAATCCTTGATGGGATAAATTATACTTAATGTTTTCACTTACATCAGTGGAATTAAGTTCAGGAATAACCCCTGGGGCAAAATTTAGAGTATTTAAAGAGTTATTTGGGCTTTTTATATACTCAATCTCCCAAATATAACTAACATTATTATTCAAATTAGATATTTTAAAATCTTTTATCCCTAACCCTATACTTAAAATTTCTAAAGGCTTTCCAATTGCGAATATATGAAGTTCTGTGTTATCTTCTAGTGCAGTTATTTTTATTTTCCTTAACTTTTGGTTATTTATTCCAAAAGAAATCCCCCAAGAGCTTGAAAACGTTGTGTAGGTTATTGGAGATTGTACCAAGTTTAATGTGTATGTATCATACCCCACTGTCTCAAAAGAAACTAATATTGACTCATTAGTTTTATAAGTAATTTCAGGTAAAAGATAATCAAAAGCAATTTTGGTAAATTCAAAACTTTCTTCCTGATTAAAATTAATTACAAAAATTCCTGTATTGATTGTAAAAGACTTGTAGTTAACGGTTTCATTAATTTTAGTTACGATTCCATCGCTAATAAAATCATTTTTTACTGAGAATGTATCTTGTTTGATATTAGTAAAATCTGAGGAAGAATATGAATAATCAGATAGGGTATTATTTATAATTTTATAACTTTTCCATTTATTTTCTAAACAAACTTCAATTACAGTCTCCCCCTGGTCACAACGATGTCTGCATACAAAATTTGTGTTAAAATTTAATTCATAAACTTGATTAATTAAGGTAGCTTTGGCTTGGGGATTATTAGGGGTTAAATCTAATTCAATTGAATTAGTTTGGGGGTTTATTGAGTTTAATGTGCTGTTTATTAGGTTTAGTCTACAATAATTTAAAATTCTATCATTTTTTTTCTCAAAAATAGGGGTTACTGGAATAGTATAAATATTTAGCCGATTTCTTAAAAGATTTACAAGGTTTTGAAAATTTGTATTTGTATTTGTATTATTCTGTAAATATAATTCATAAGCTTTTATTATAGACCAATAAATACCCAAAGGACTTTCCGATTTATCCGTTAAAATAGGATTTAGACTAAACCAACCCTCTAAATTGTTAACCAGGGTAGGGGCATTGATGTTAGTTATATCTTCTAGGGTATATATGATGTTCAAATCCCCTGTAAAGGTGGTATTTTTCAGAATTATTGTGCCATTAGCTTCTAGGGTGGTTTCTAACTCACTATAGATGCCAATTGTTCTCATGCGAAAACCATTAGTAACCCAATAATCTATCTCAAAGATTTCCCCATCTACAGAGGTTAGAGTATTTTTATATAGAAAATCTCCATCAAAAACGCAAAATACTCTACTAAGATTTGCAGGTAGATTAGCGACTCCATTTACAAAACTTACAGTTGCATACTCCCCGGATGCAAAGGTATCTCCAACCAAGGTTTCTTCCCTGGTCAGATTGTTTAAAGCTATTATCTGGTTCTGTAATTGGAAATTATTATCAGCCGGGTTCGCAGGTACTAAAGTGTTGGCAAAGTAGTTTATAATAGAGTTTAATTTGTTCAAAGATAGGGTTTCCCAGTCTACCTCTGTAGTGGCTAAAAAAGCTAAAAAATAAGCATAAGCAAGCTCTGCTTCATATTCAATTAAACTTACATTTGCATATTTTAATCTATTGTTTAAGAAAGCTAAAGGGCTTATAAAGTTAGTTGTTTGATAAGAAGGGAAATTATTACTTGTAAAATTATTAATAAAAATGAGAGCTTTCTCTAATTCTATTTTTATTGTATTTGTATCAAAAGTCATTAGATTATACTAGGTTTTATAATTAAAGATGCTCCCACATCAACAGGGGTTCTTAATATCACAAATATATTGGTGAATCCCCCTTTTTTATTGTCTAACTTAAAAAACTCTTGTCTGTCGTTTGACCAGGTTATATCATTGTTTAAAAAATCTCTATAGGTGCCCCCACCATCATTAGAAATTCTGAAATTAAAACTTAATGATGTTGTAACATTTTGAGATTCTATTGAATAGTTTAATAAAGATTTATCTCCAATACCTAAAGGAGTGCTTTCTAAATCTCCTAAATTAAGGGTCTCTTGAGCTTGTGAAATATCTACAGAGAAGTTTTCAGTGTTTTCAATCTTGAATCGGAAAACACCAGCAGGATTTTCATTAAAATCAAAATTTCTAGGATCTCCATTGCCATCTAAAAAGGTTAGTAAAGTCATTTTAGTTTAGGAAATAACAGCTCTTAAAATAAAATTTAAGTCGAAACTAGGGTTTTCTAAATTTATAAATCTAGGGGTAATATCAATTTTATTTTGGTCAAAAACCCAAAATTCATTTTCAATTAAAGCTTGATTTATTAAATTATTTTCAAAATTTTTTAAAATAATTGAAGGGAGCCTGAACACCCTGGTCGTCATTAGTTGTAAATCTACATAAAAATTTCTAATAAGATCAATATCTTCCTTACACTTGTTTATATATTCAAATCTTAATTTATTGTTTGTATTATACCATTGAGTGGGGTATCTAAATATATCTGTATTTTTATAATCTTCTCTAGTTCCATTGTAATCTGAAAGCTCTATCTGTATTTTATTTGGAATTAAAGGGGGTAAAACTGCCATAACAATACTCTATAATAGATGTGTAGTTTGTATATAAAAAGATGCCCCTATTTATTTTTGAAGGGATGGATTGTGTAGGTAAATCTACTATACAAAAAGAGGTTTCTGCTTTTTTTAAAAAAACTTTAAGAACCTCTATATCTACAAAACAGCCTTATTCTGAGAACCTTAGAAAGTTTGTCTTAGAAGAGTGCCAGGAAGGTATTTCTAGGCATCTAGCTTTTTCTGCTGATAGCATAAATCATATAAACAGCTTAATTTTTCCATCTTTGAAAGAAAAACAAACTGTTTTTTGTGATCGTTGGTATCCTATATCTGAATACATTTATAGAGAATTTACCTTAGATTCTGATTTAAAATTTTTAGATATATCTACTTGTGGTCTAATTGCAGACATAATTTTTATTTTATCACCTCCTAAATCAGTAGTTAAAAATAGACTAATACGAAAATTCCAAAAAGACGGGCATTTAAATAGTATTGAAACACGTTTATACTATGATCAGGGTTACTTTGACCATGTGTATAACTCTTATCTAAATGCTGATACACATCCTTTTTTAAATAAATTAGGTAAAGAAATTTTTGTACTAAAAGAAGAAAACTATAATACTAATTTGAATACTATTTTTACACTGCTTTTAACTTCTTAAGTTATTATAGTCAAGCCATCTTGAGTCAATATTTCAGGCTTCCAAAGTATTGCTGTAATATTGACTTGGAGATCTCTAGGTTCTATTGAAGTGATTCTATAAATTTTTTCATTTATGTTTGTGTTGATTATTAAGATATCCCCTGAAAAACCTTCTCGACGTGGTTGTATGGTTTCTTGAAGTCCTGAGACTGTAATTGTATTATTCCCCCCTAAACTATAATCTAATTCAGTCTCTATAGGAGTATTACTTGCAGGATCTAAGTGATAAACATTCACTTTACTATTTACAGGATTTATATAGGGTTTTAAAGGTTTTGATAATGCTATAGTTTGAACCCCTAAAGCTAAGTTACCTGCTATTATGCAGAAACCACTGTATTCGGCATTAGTTTCCATAGGAGCATACTGAATAATAATGAGGTTACCCGCTTTTTCTGAAAAGCCCTGGATACCTGTAGAAAACTTTATACTTCTATCCTGGATTCTTCTGGATTTAAGATATCTAGATGCTACTGTAATAGCTTGTGCTTCGTTAGTGATGCTCTTATAATTCAAAGATTCTACGACCAGGGGATCTATACCTTGTGCAGCTTCATTAGTCAATACTGTAATAGTTGTATCGACCCTGGTCGAATCATCTTCGAGTGCTGAATAAGTGAGGTTAACTTGGTTAATTGTTCTGGGGTCTGGGTTACTTTGTTCAAAACTTCCCGGTATAATGTTACTAACAGAATAAATACCCGTTGGTAAAGTCTCTTGTTCGGGAATCAACCCAAAATTTCCACTAAATTTCGTAGGAAATAAAGTGGAAGCTAAGGACTCTTGGGTGACAAAAGAATCAAATTGTATTTTATCTGTAATAACATTATCCCAAAAAAAGTTGTTTGCTTTGACAAAAGCTCTTGAACTTACAATTGAAGGAAAATCAATAAAATCTTCTTGAATATAATTACCTAGTCCCGTTTCTTTATTCAATAAAAGGTAAACATATAAATCTGGAAAGTAATTAATAGAATCTATAAAAAAGACTAAATATCTATCACCAACACCCCAGCCTAGATTATTTGAAGTTATAGTGGTTGTTGTAAAATTTGTGATATTTGCTTCAATTTTTTTACTAATATTTCTTATAATGATTGTGAAAGAACTTTCATAAGAGTCAAAACTAAAATTAGCACTAGGATCTATCAAGCTTCCTGAAGTGCTCCCAGAGCCGGCTAACCCTGTAAAAAGATGTTGTCTACCTTTTATACCTTTTTCAACCTTATCACTACGTGTAATGCTGCCTGATAAGGCAGGATCAGCTTTGATTTCATCATAAGCTAAGACCAGGTTTTTATAGTTGGTTACTCTTGATTGACCTATTGCATCTGGAGTGACAATTTCATTCACACTTGTCAAAGTGATGGGGGGTGTGTTTGTGGTTGAAATTGTTTGAAAATCCTTTCCATTCGTTCTAGATATCCACCCTGTGATAAGTCCATTTCTTGATTCATAGACAATAGTTACACCAGCTATTATAGATGTCTGCAAAATACCACTATCATCTAACTCAATTGCTTCCCTTGAATTTAATACCCCTTCTTCATTGCCTTCTGCATAAGGTATAAGTTCTATTTTATGTTTGCTTAAGGATAATCCTTGGATAGTTAAGGATCTACGAAAAACATTTTGTTCTTCATGTTGAATTACAAAGTTTTGCAAATAAATACCATCGATAAACAATTGGAAAACAGTCGCCGCTTTAGCAGATTCCCCTTCATCGTCAATTGCAAACAGTTGACATCTAAAATTTAAATCAATTCTATTACAACGTTTTGTTGTTGTGTATGTAGCCTTAATAATTCTGTAAAATACATCACCACCTGTTGTAGGTAAGAAAGTATTTGTTGTGACCAGGTTATTATCTCTGTCAATACTTGTTATTCTGAATCTAGTATTATTGACTATATACTCAGATCCAAAAGTAAAACGATCTGTCACATCTTCATCAGTTTCAAACCCATTCCCATTAAAAATATCATTAGAGCCTGAATCCCATAGCCATTGTGCTGCACAAACATTGAGAGAACGTGGTGAGATTACTTGAGAATAATTTAAAATTTGGGGGTAAGGGGTTTGTGTTGATGTCCCTAATTTATATTCAGTAAAAATATTATCAGTGGGGTAGTTTTCTTTTAATTGTCCATTTATAAAGCTTTCATCCGAATTTATAGAAAGAAATTCCCCTAAACCTAATGATCTTAACAAGTAAAGGGTTTGTTCTCCATTAAAAGTTGCAATTCGGCTATATATTACGTCACCGGGGATAGCTAAAGATCCTTGGTTATTTGTATCCGTATTAGTGAATACTAAAGGGATTACCCCACCTAACCTAGGGGGTGCTGGTGCAGAATCAAAACCTGGTACGTTTGATGCTGTATCAGAATCTTCAGTATTTTTCTTTCTATTACCTCCAAATAAGCGCCAACCTATGGAACCCCCTATTAAAGCTCCCATAAAAGAAGACACACCAATTAGACCAGGGGCAAAAAAGAACCCTAAAGCAGCAAAACCTACAAAACCCAGAACTCGTCCATTTTCAACAGGACAATAATAAACATTTAAGCACCATAGTTGCCTATTTTGGAATTGCTGATTTTGATACTGAACAAGTAAAATATATTGTAAATCCCCCTGGTCGAATGAAGTTAATTCCTCTAGCTTTTGTATTGATGTTTTATTCATGCCTGTAATAACTATCTATAAGCAAATTTTCTAATTTTTCTATTTTAGCTTTATCTGCAATGTATAAAATCCCTTCTAAATCCCCAAAATTCAAATAAGTTCCTATATTATATTGTTTATTATTGCCTGGTTCATTAGGATTTACTAAACAAACAATATCTAAATGTTTAGGGATTTCAACTTTTTTTAATAATGTTTGCAGTTGAGTCTTAACACATTTTCTATAGTTACCTTTAGGTAATCTTTTTTTGTTGTAGTAATTTCTGACCCATTGGGCTAATAAAAAGCAATCCCATTTACCTAATTTGAAAGGATCTTGCGGGATTGCTTGATAAAATTTTAAGTATTTAGGCACACTCATTCAGGAATCCAATCGACAAATTCCTTATCATTATAAACCCACCTATAAATTCCTTTATAAATCTCTGATTTCCTTATTTTTAATTCCGGAAAAAGAATTAATTTATGGTTCTCTTCATTACAAACTAGAAATAATTCTGGGTACTCTCCTTTAGGAATTACAATTATTTGCTTTTTTTCTAAGGAAGTATATTGATTGAATTGATCTGTGTTAGGTTTAAGGATTACTCCATTTTGTAAAATTTTAAGAGTTCCCTGTTCTATTGTGTCACTTAAATCAGGTTCTTTTGGTGGGGGTACTACCTCAATGTTTTCAATAATACCTTCAAAAATGGCTTTACCAAAATCTTTAGAAGAGAATTTTTGCATATCGCTTTGGTTGGTTACAAAGCCACATTCAACCAGGATAGCAGGCATTTTAGTACGTCTAAGTACAGATAAATCTCGTCTAACTTTAATCCCCCGATCAGCATAGCCTAAGCTAGCCATTTTTCTTTGAATTGAGGCAGCGAAGGGCATTACTTTGTGGGATTTAGCATAGACCAGGGTTTCTACTCCGTGTGCTTTGAAACTAGCCGCATTTAGATGGATGGAGACAAATAAGTCAGCATTCCAGTTATTGGCTTTTCTTGAACGTTGTAAAAGACTATCTCCAAGACTTTTTGCACTTTTTGGAGTGACATTCAAACATGTAATGTTATGTTTTGTTAAACGTTCAATTAAATCCTCCCCGATAGCTTTAGCTAAAGGATCTTCACTTTTATAGCCAACAGCACCTGTATCTACCCCTGGCTGATTGTGCCCAATATCGATTGCTATTAACATATTTATACATTATTTATTGTAACTGTACTAAAATTTTCTAGAGAATGACAGGTGTCAACAATGGTTTCACCTAACCTAGCCAGGGTTGTCAAGTTTTCTGCATATATCCTCCATTGAGGAACAATAGAACATACAGGGTTTGTATCCCCAGATATTTCCCACCGACCTATCCAGTTAGAATCAGGAACAGAGATAATATCAGTGAGCCTAGGTAGAGGATTGCCAGCTGAAGGGGTACCAGGCACAGGTGTTGGATCATAAGAAATTTGCACTTCCCAATTATCTGGAATTGAATTTAAAATTTCAACAGGTACATCTGGAACTACTACCCCATCCCAATTAGGATCACTGCTACTTACATTAAAGCTTATATCTACATTTTCATTCATTGTAATATCTTGAGAATTTAATGTGAGAGTTTGTGGAGTACTAAAATTCTCTGAAGTAAATGTTAAAGGAGTACCTGATAGAGTTAGTACATCTGTATCAGAAGAGATTGCAGATATCACAACATCTTCAGTAGGAGCTTGACTTAGAGATATCTGCAATGGAGTGCTATCCTGTTCATCAAACTGGATAGGTAATGACTCTACATAAGTTAATGGGGTTACATTTACATTTACATCATAATCAGGTTGGATGACATTGTTCCAATCACTGTTGACACTGGAAACCGTGATAGAGATTGTGGTAGTACCATCAGCATTTTGACCAGGGGTGATTGACACATTAGTCACCTGGTCAGTCGTATAGTTTTCTGGGGAAAATACTAGGGTTTTGCTAGTTCCCCCATCTACTTGCACTACCGCAGGATCGTTGCTTGTAATTGTGATTGTCACATCATCGAAAGGATTTTCAGACAGATGTATAGCTAAATCAGTATCTGGATTTGACACGATATCTAAGTTTAAAGGACTTGTGAGTTCTATTTCTAATGTACCATTAAAACCCGCATTAAACCCTGAATCAGAGAATTCTAAGGGCTGAATAGCCCCTGTATTGCCTATCCATCTTAGACCAGGTACTGGGGTTACATCATCACCATCAACATTAGTAATAGATCCCTGAATACCATTTTGGAATCTCACATATACCTGGTCAAAAGGTTGTGTAACATCGAAAGTATTGTCAAGTAAGGGCTGGACATCTTCATAATTCCTTACATAAATAGGTACTGTAGTGTTTTGAGAATAACCTAATACCACTTGAGCTCCATCTGTACTTTCAAAGTAATCAGATAAAAACTCATCGATTAAGACAATACCACATATAGGGGCATTTTCTGTATCGGGTACACTAACCCCTGAACCCATTTTTTGCACCAGCATTCCGAATAAAATAGGCTCAGCCCCTTTATTAACCAGTTTTCTAAGTGAGCCTCTTATAAGACTTCCTGCGTGTTTAGATATGAAAGTGCCAGGGTTTAGAGACTTACCTCCAAAAAAAACTATCTCATTTTGTGTCATAAAAATACTCTGTGTAAGCTTTTATTACACAGAGTATTTTAACATTTTTTAATATTTTAGATGATGTGTTTTTGTAAATTTAATTTTGAAGTTGTTAGGCTATAAATCTATATATTAGGGGGACAATCTCTAATTTTGTCAAATAAATTAAGCCCATAAGTGGCTAAACCTAAAGCTTGCCATAAATCATCTTTAAACCCATAAGTAACCCCTGGACTAGTTTTAGTTCCGGGTCTACCATAAATTTCAATCATTTTAGCTCTTATATCTTTATCATTAGCTTGTGAAAATTTGCATAAAGCTGATACATAAGTTTTTCTGGGTATTAAGAAAGTTTTTATATTCATAGACTCTGAGATTTCTACAAAACGCCCTATAGCTATTGCAGTTTGGATTATTGAATCTCCTTGGACATTTCCATAAGATTTTATAGTTTCTATGAAAATTATATTATATTGTGGGGAGCTATTATTTAAAGACCTTTTAAGAAATGTTCTTATTTCCTTATTGTTTTCCAATTTTTTGTTTAAAATTTTACCTTTCTTCAAAACAACTAAAGCGGATTTTTTATTACCAGGGTCAATCCCAATAATCTTAGTCATTTATTTCTCCTTTTTTAAGTACTTGGTAGATAAATTCTATATGATTTTTTTGTTCATCAAAACCTATTAGTTTCACCCAAATATAACTAAAACTTTCTATAAATTTTTTCTCTTTGTTATTGAAGACAACATATGTCTTTAGGGTTAAGTGGTTTATTAAATTTTGGGTATTCTTATTTTTATTTAACCCAAAAATAACATAAGGATTATCTGGATTATAAAACCAAAAACTAGAAAATAGTTGGTTATTTAATGTTAAATTGAGTACTTGCATTACTTTTCCGCCCAATTATTCACTAAACAACTTTCGGGTTCCCAAGAATCTGGCTGATATGAGGGTACCCACTCTATAAAACATTCTGCCATAGTTCTATTAACAAACTCGGCAACTATTAATTCATACCTTTTAGAGCATTCACAACCCACCTCATCATGAGTCATTTGCCAAATCATAGCTTTCCATTCAGGGTGTTTTAAGAATTCTGCATGGATTAATCCAAGAGCTTTTTTAATGATAGTACCTTCCAACCTAAGCCAATTAAAACTCACAATATCGGTAGCCTTACCTTCCCAAATACCAGTATAATTGTTGGGGAATTTTTCTACAAATAATCTACCTCCATCTATGGATTTAGACATAGCATATAATTTAGCCCCAGAAACCCCTATATTTTGAAATCCCTTACTAGTATTCAAATTAAACTTTAAATTATGTTCATTGGCTTTTCTTATAGCTTCAAGTTGAAATTTATAACCCACGGCATAACGAGATCGCCAACCTTTTATATATTTTTTACAGGTAGAAATCTCTTCTAACTGGTCAGCTTCTTTTAGGAAAGTGCTTTGTAACGTTGTCCCACCGTTCAGATTTAAACACCCATAATAAGTGACTTTACTAGCCTTATAAACTTCATCGACCAAGGGTTGGAGTTCATGAGTAAGGTCTTTGTGTATTTTTTTGATTTCCCAAGGATCCATGGGTTTCCCCATAGCATCAAAAATTCCACTAGCTGTTATATAGTGCTCCTTGAGTCCTTGCTCTTTAGCTTTTTTAAGTTCAGGTTCTCCACTAACTTCACCAAAAATTTGACTATGGCTCCCATTAAAATCAACAATAATCATGCTTTTGTTATATGGAATCATCCACAAAAAAGCTAAATAATCTATTTTTAGAAGAGCAAAAAGAAAGTAACTACTGGTCAAGTAACTGTGTGAGAAAGCTTTTCTAATATTTTCTAAGCCTAATTGTTGTTTTTTACGTGAAAGTTTAGGTATATTTTGAGCATTAGGTTTACCTGAAGTAGTACGACCGGATGCTTGATCACCATTTTGGTTGTAGAAAGTAAAAATTCTCCCTTGTTTATAAAATTTTAAATAAGATTCTATATATTCTAAATCTTTTTTTACTGATCTATAAAGCAAAAGATTTTTTAACATTTTTAATAAATGTTGATGATAAAATATTTGACTTTGGTAAACATATTGGTTTGTAGATTTCGTTGTTCTTAAAATAAACTCAGTGACTGATGGGTTATCTGTTGCAGGCTCTCCGTCTTTATTCTCAATTATTACTTTAATATTAGATAAAAAATTAAGTAACTGTTTTGGACTATTTATGTTTATATTAGAATCTAGGTCTGACCAGGGTTTTTTAAGAACTTTTAAAGCTTCTTTTCTCTGTTTAGCTAGTTTTTCTAAAGTTTTTTTGTCCGTAGGCAGCCCTGTTGTGTTGAGATTATTAAAAGCAGGAATAGATGATAATTCCGCTTTTACTACAGCTTCCATACCTTCTGCAAGGCACTTATTTAAAAGAACTATACTTGCTAAGAATGTGTATTTGGGATCGTTAGCCGCATAATTTATCTGATTGTTTGTCAAAGGTAAGAACCAATCAAAAGATTGATTTTCTTTATCTAGAAAGATACCTAATTCCCTTGCAACTATTTCTTTTAAGGTATGAGGAAATCTCACCCCACTAGAGTTAAACCCCCTGCTTAAACCTGCATAATAAATTTGGCTGAGTATCCGGGTATCCACTATATTATTCATGAAGATTCCAAATTTATTTTTAAACCATTTACCCTCAAAAGAGGCATTTTGTACAAAGATCCTACAATGAGGATCTGATAATTTCTCTACTACTTTTATAAAAGATTCATTTTCCTCCCAACTAGAATAAAAATCATATACTCGGATCTTATCTATTTGGGGCAAGTAGACTTGAACAAGTCTAATCTCCCCTGTCTGGGGGTTAAAAGCACCTTCTTGATAATTATGACCATACGTTTCAATGTCAATTGATAGATCAAGGGTGCTTTCTAAAACTTTTACATATTCTTCAGTATCTTCTAGCAAAATGTCTTTATTGAGGATTTCTTGGTTCGCATAATCAGGTTGATAAGAATCTCTTAAAATCTTTGTCTTCTCTATATCTTTCTGTATAGCAGACACTTTTTTAGTGGCTTTTCTCAATCCAACCTGGTCAAATGAAATTAGCTCTACAACATCATTAAGGATTAAACCAAAATCATCACATTCATTTACCACATAATGAAAATTTTGATAAGCTTGAATTAGAAATTTATAACCATTAAATGCGAATAAAGACCCTATAGGATATTTTGGATTAGTTATTGTTTTAATTTTTCTTAAACCTTTAGTTGACCAGGGGATTCTGATTTCTTTGTTTTCACATTGGCAAACATAGCTAAATGCAACCATATCTAAATCTATGACTAGACATTTAAACCCATCAGGATGTTTAAAGGAATCCTTTACTTGATATCTTGGTTTAGGCATTATAGATTCTCCTCAGTGAATAATTTATCTCAGTTTCTTGTGCAGACCATTTAGCTAATTTAGCAACTTTTTGATAATCTGTAAATAATAAGTTAGGTAATGCTGCAAGCATATGTCTAAATTTTTTGTGCTTACTATATTTTTCATAGAAAAAGTATAAATTTATATCTTTTTTATTATTTAAATCTAAAAACCCTTCTGCTCTTATTTTTTCGGGTATATAAGTTTTTGTATTTGTGCCAGGGGAGTAAGGACTATCTTTATCAGGTTCTTTAGCAGGTAAACAATTAAAAAAACCACATTCAGAACATTCTTCTATGTGGGGGACACTCCTATTTAATTTTCTGATGTCTTTTTTAATAGTACTTCCACATTGCTCACAATTCCATTTGTAATTTTTTCCTTCTTTACCTTTAAGTGTGTAAAATCGATATCTGCAAGGTAAGCCATGATACCCAATCATTCCTACATGATCTAATATAATTTGAGTCTTTCCAGGTTTGTATCTGTTACCTCGCCCGTTACCCTGGTCGCATAAAACTTCTGAAGCGGTTAACCTAAGCCATTGGACACATTCTACGTCAGGAATATCTAAACCTTCAGAAATAATATTTACATTGGTTAGAATTAAAAATTTTGGATCTTCCCTAAATTGCTGTAAGATATTCTCACGGGCTTTTTTGGGTACAGATATTATTTCATTATTGACATATCTTTTTGTAGCAAGAGACTTCGCAATTTCTCTACCATAAATTTTTTGACCTAATTTGTTATATTCTGCTTCAATTTTTTGAGCATGGTGGATAGAAGTACAAAAAACTATGGTTTTTTTACCTTTAGAATATTTTAACCAGTTTTCTACAATTTCTTTATTAATTTTTGGTTTTTTTAGATAATCTTCTTGTTGTTGTAAATCAAAATCTCCCATTTTCATATCAAGTCGCATGGTATAAGAATTAATAGGGGGTATTTCATAGGGAGCTAAGTAATTATTGTCTATATACCATCTGTAATCACCTCCAGGTAAAATTCTATCAAAAAGATTATCAAAACCTTTACCATCCAATCTGACAGGGGTAGCGCTCCAACCTAAAATCCTAACACTCTTATCTTTGTAAAATTTAACTACTTCTTCAAAAGTAGAGGCTTTTAAATTGTGGCACTCATCAAATAAGCATAATTTGGGAATAGTTTCTAACTTTTCTTTTCGTCTATACAAAGTTTGTATTGTACATAAAATAATGGGTTTTTCTAAATTAGTTTTCTTATTAGCGGATACAAAGGAAACTTGACCGGGATATTCTTTTTCAAAAGTTTTATAAAAAGATTCAACAAGATAGTCTTTAGGACAAATAATAAACACTTGTTTACCCTGGTCAACGTAATACTTAGCTACATAAAAAATCTCTAAGCTTTTTCCTGTACCTGTAAAGTTCTGTCTAATTACATTATCGAAAGATTTGACCAGGTTATTTATAGCTTTTTGCTGGTATTTTCTAGGTTCATACATATAATTACGTAGTTAATTTTTATATCAAAATAAAAACACCTAAGATATAGGTGTTTTTATTTAACTTTTTAATTAAGGCTAGAAAACTTCCATAAAGTCTTCCTCGACAGAATCATCAAAAGTACTTAAGGATTCTAATAGCTCTTTTTTATTTATTTTTTCATTTTGAGATTCTAGTACAGAAGGATCTCTATAAACGCTTTGTTGGGGCTCAATCAACATCAAACTATGTAAAGGATTCCATTTATCAGGATTACCATTATTAAACTCTGTAACAGTTAATAAAAGTTTTCCACCGTTATCTATGCATTGCCTAACCCTGGTTAGATAAGGGGGTATTTCTTGTCCTTCATAATTTATATAACCAGGTGCAGATAATTTTTTAGCAGCTAATAAGTTCTCTCTTATTTGAATTTTATCAGGTATAGTTGTGTTACCTTTTTTATCTAGAGCTTGAAGAGTATTATCTTTGAGATATAAAACATAAAAAAAACCAAATTGATCCGAAGCTCTATCAATAGCTATAACATCGAAAATAAGAGGATTAGGTAAGTTTTTATGCCCTGTTTCTCTGAAAGGCCTAACAAAATCTATCAGTTGGGCTGGAAAATTTCCTGTAGGCTTTTTGAAAAAATCATTTAAATCTTCAAGGGTTTTTGCTTGAGATATTTCGTTATAATTATAAAGTTTTTGAGAATCCCTTTTTGATGGGTTTAATGAACCTCTGACAGCAAACCTAAAAACACCCTGTGATGTCTTAGCTATTAATTGAAACTTACAAAAAGCCTCTTGTTTTTCTGAGGAAGGAGTAACTTTTATTTTAAGTTTTTCATCAATTATGAAAAACTTACCATCATCTTCCTCTAAAGGTTTAATATCTTTTATAGGTAATTTTTCTTCTCCAAAAATTAACCCTACACGTTCAGTATTACTATTTTCTTTAAATTTTTGTAAATTAAATGTGTAAAAACCATCAACTTGATATTGGAAATGTCCAGGGATAATTTGTATTTTTTTAACTCTTATCTTCGCAATAGGGGATTCTAAACTTATTCCAAAGCATTCCTCACAAACTATTTTAAGGGCATCCCCTGTCTCTTTTGAAGAACTTCTTATTATGTCTAAAGTGCTTACAGGGTGATATTTTTGATAAATTTGTGTTGAGTCTAATATTTTGGAAAAATCGAAATTCTCTAATTCTAATGAAACAAAACTCATTGGATTAAATCTCTAAACTTTACAAAAAAACTAGCTAAAAAGAATATTTTTATATAATACCTTTTTAGCTCTAAAAAATCAACTAATTAACTTTTTTTTTCTCAGCTACTTTTGCTTTTGCAGCTCTTGTTTGAATTTTACTTGATTGCTTAACTATATTGGTCAATAAAGCGACCAGGGTGTTAGGTGCATTAGCCTCTGATTCGGCATCTAAGATAAAACTCACTACAATATCTAAATCTTCATGTACATTTGCAGCTAAACCTTTAAGCTCCCCAAAAGTCCTGGTTTCTTTTTCTTCTTGTGTTGATGAACTATCAGAAATTGCCTGATCAGTGTCGAGGGAATTTTCTACTAGAGATTCTGTGGGAGTTGTGGTTAATCTTTCAACAGCCTTCCTCACATCATGGGATTTTACAGTAATTCTACCCTCATCCATAGCAAAGTCTGCTGATTCTTCTAACAATTGTGTAACAGAAATATTAGCTAACTCTTTGTTATTCTTCAAAGCTTTAACAACTTCTCCAGCAGCCGTCACATTCAATTCTTCATTATCTACCCATTTAACAATTTCGGGGTAATCACACTCAAAAACAGCTCTTAATTGATAAAACCGGGTTGGACTAATTCCATAAGCTTCCGCAATTAAGAGCTTTGCTTTATCTTCTGCCTTATCTTTTTTATTAGCATCTAGAAGTTTTTTAACTTTTTCAAAGCGAGGATCCTCGTTTTGAGCTAATTTGATAGCATAAGGCAAAGAATCAATAATACCTTGCCATTTTTCACGTAAAGAAATTCTTTTATCAAGATTACCAAAACTTATCTGCAAAGAATTTAAGGTTAAAGGGTCATTTGCAAGCTTCTCTGTTAATAGAATAAAGGGAATCTCTGAATTGATTTCAGAGCCATCTTTGACTAGATTCTCTAAATTGTAGTGACGGCGGTTTCCTTCAATAATTTTGTACAAAACTTGGGGGTTTTCTGGGTTTGTATGGGGAATACATAAAAGAGGATCAATAATACCCCCAAGTTTTTCTATAGAATCTTTTAGTTCTGGATAATCTAAATTCTGTCTAAAGTTTTCAGTATTTCTTTCAAACTGTTGATAATCGGCAAAAGAAATAGGGGACTCTCCAATAGTGTTTAAGAGGTTACTCATAAATAAATGAAAAATTTTTAATTACTCATAATAATTATCCATAGAAAATTTAAAATTGTCAACTAAAAAACCTAATTTTCCTCTTTTTTAACTTTTTTAGTGACTTTTTAGTGAGAATTTTAATCCTTTGAAACTCTTGTAACTAAGAACTGACCAGGGTTTCAGAGTTTTTTAGCCGAAAAATACTATTTACATATTTCCCAAAAAGTAAAAAGACTATTCTATATATATACATATTTTTATATAACTATATATTCATATAAAAATATGTATATATAATAAACTAAATTTTTAGAAATCCATATGGTAAGATTTGGTAAGAAAATCATTGAAATTCTTGCTATATAAAGGTTTCAGCGAATAAAATACCTTAAAATTCTCACTAAAAAGTCCCTAAAAAAGTTAAAAAAGAGGAAAATTAGGTTTTTTAGTTGACAAAACCCTGGTCAATTCTCTATAAAATTATTAACTAGTCAATCAAATACATATGGATCACCAAGATTTTGAGCTCATTCCTGCAAAGAGTATGGATATACTTTCTTTGTTTGGTCATAAGTCTATATATATCCCCTGCAAGGCTATAGAAGGTAAGAAAGCGGCTATCCTTCAAAACTGGTCACAAAAAGCTTTGAAGCCCGAAGAATTGCCTCCTAACTCTGAGATGATAGCCTTACGCTTAGATGACTATGTAGCTATTGATTGCGATGGTGAATCAGCTTTAAATTACTTTATAGAATCTTTTGACCCTGGACAAATCAAGACTTTTTATATATCCTCCATAGAGGCTAGAGGATGTTACATATTTAAAAAGCCTGAAAATTGGGAGTATAAGCTCTTTACAGTTCAAATTAATGAGGAATTATTAGAGATCCGCTCAGGTTCCGGTTGTTATCAAGTTATCCAAGGTATACACCCTGAAACCAAAGACTATTACTGGACAAATAATCTACCCCCTATAGAACTTAATTCTGAGGTTCTTCAATGGATTTCTCAACTTAAAAGACTCAAAGCTTTCCCAGAAAAAATTAAAAAATCTTATGAAACTATCTATTTAGATAAAAAAAACTTACCTGAAGACTTTAAAGTAAATTTACTTGATTTTGTTTCAAATGAAAACGCGAAGAATTATAAAAAGGGTGTAAAAACTTTTCGGAATAACTCTGCATTTAACTTAGCTTGTGATTTGTTAGGATGTGAAGAGATATTCGATAATGCAGATATACCTATACAAACACCCCCAGAACAACTATTCCAAGAGTTTTGTGATAAATGTCCACAAACAGATTTTACAGCCACAGAAATTATTCAAACCTGGTCAAGTGCTAAGTCTCAACATAGGGAACCTTCTATATCTGCACAGACTTTTAATTATAAATGGCAAACACTTAGAAACCAATTAGGTTTAGATATAAAAAAACCTGTGGAAGAAAAGCCACAGGAAATAAAAACAACTAGCAATCAAAAAAACATTATGATCAGGTTGTATCAGATTATCAAAGATTTTGATACAAGTCAACTGCAAGAATTTTTTGATTTAGATGTTATTGTCAAAGAGCTCGCTATCAAGAATGAGTTATATGAGTTTGAATTCATTCAATACCTAAAAAAAGAGCTTCATATAAAAATACAGAAAGAGTCTGAACTGATTTTTCTAGGTACTGGCCTCCAAAATGTCAACTCTTTTAAGATAAAATCATTCTCAAAAACAAGATTTTATGAAGATTTTCAACTACATAAAAGTCTCAATGCATACCCTTTTGAGTTTTTATTTATCAACTTATTAACAGCCGTTTCTAGTCTTATTCCTCATAATCACAGATTATTTTGGAATAGTTCTGGCTCAGTCAACTCAAATATTTTCACTATTCTCATTGGATCTGTGGCTTCAGGTAAGTCTAGGTTGATGGAGGATTTTTTAGATACCTGGTCAGAGCGGACTTTGATAGATAATAATGCTTTTCATGATAACTACAAAAAATGGGAAGATAATTACAAAAAGTTCAAGAAAAAGTCTGTAGCAGCTCAGATAGAGTACTTTGAAGAACAAGGGGATGATGTTCCTACAGGGGATACTACTCCAGAAGACAAATGGTTAGAAATTAATCCAGAACCCCAAGAGATATTACCTTTAAGCATTCGAGACAGCACTTTAGAGGGCATTCGGGATAATTGTTCAAAATTTGATAAGACCGACAGGGGTTTGCTTTGGGCGGTTGATGAATTATCTACAGCTCTGTCTACCTTGAGAGTACATAGTAAGCAAAATAATGACCCCCTATCTAGTTTGCTTCCTATTTATAACGGAGATGTCACAAATCATTCCCGTGTATCTGACCAGGGTAAACGATTTGGTTATTATAATGTCTCTTTGCTAACAACGACTCAATCTACTAGATTACTCAAGTTCTTTGATATTTCAGACCCCTCTGGTATTTTATCACGATTTTTATTCATGCACCTAAAAGAAGACATAGAAACACCTTTATGCCATTCTATGTCTATTACAAGAGCACCCAAGCTAAAAGAGTTGCTGAGTGAGTATATTGATAGTTTTCAGTTAAAAATTCATGCAAATAATCAAGATGAAGCTTATTATCATTTATCTAAAGAGGCTTTTTATATCTTTTCGCAATTATATGACAGAATCAATGCAGTAGCTACTGAGATGCGACAACATGAAGTTGCCCCTGGAATTTCTCAATGGTTAAAAAGACTTCCTACTCATTTTGCTAAGCTAATTTTTGTGTGGCACCTTATTAAGTATGCAGAGGGGATAGAACCTAATAAGAATATAGTAAGCTCTGAAACAGTTAGTGAGATTGTACCAGTAATACTTTGGTTAAAAAATCAAACTGAGAGTGTACTTAAGCAAGTTATCCAATTATCCTTAAATAATTTAAAACCTGATGTACAAGAAGCTACTTTGGCTTTTAGAGATTTGCTGTATAAAAGCAATAATGTTATCACAATGGATAGTTTTAGAAAATCAGGTTTACCTAAAAAACTTTGCTTTAGAGAGATTTATATACCTAGAAGCACACAAAGAGCTACTTTAAACGCGGCTGAAATCCAAGAAGTTTTTAGAGATATGGAAAGATACGGCTTGGGACACCATAATAAAGAGAAGAAAATTTTTACAGGGATTTAAAAATGGTTAATGCAATTTTTTTTCATGGAATGGAAACGAGCAATCCTAAAGTTCCTTTGTTCCCTTGTCCTGATGGTATTGCAGGTGCTTGGGTATGTAAACAAAAATACCCTAATGCGAAAGTTTTACCCTTGTCTTATGAGATGGTAAAAAATAACCCAAACGAATTCTTAAACCTGGTCAAAAAGACCAAAAGAGTTCTTTTTGTAGACATATCAATTCCCCCTGAAGTTCAGAAAGTGATGCAATCTTTCGGGGTTAAGTATAAAATTTTAGATCATCATGAAGCTTATTTAAAGAAATTAGCTGATTGTTTAATTTTTTCAGGATCTATAAAAGACAGACTTGAGAAATCTCATACTTACTATGATGTTAGGGAAAGTGGAGCAACTTTAGCTTGGAAACATTTATTTCCGGATAAAAGTATGCCAGTTTTCCTCGAATATATAAGAGATAGAGACTTGTTTACTCAAGAGTTTGTTGACAATACTAAATTTCAACAAGAAGTACATTTAGCTATGGCTAATTTAAGAAGGTCTTTTGAACTTTTTGACATGTTAGCCCCTATGTGTAAAGAGGAATTACTATCCTTTTTACTACCTTATGGAACTCCAGCTTTGCAAAAAAGAAAAGAAAAAATATATAAAATTTTAGCAAAGAAAGTCAACAAAAAAGGACATATAGCTTACATAAAACTCCCAAAAAGCTATGTTTACCTTAAAGCAGACATGGCAATGTATCTATTACAAGACAACGCTGAGTTAGAACTGGTATTAATAGAGACTCCTGGTAACCCTAGAGTAAGTATAAAAAGTAGAAAGTATTTAAATTTACTAAGTATATTTTATTACTTAGAAGAACTAGGAGGTCATCCTTCTGCAATCAATTTTCGCCCTAACCAGGGTTATTTGAAATTGATTGAGGAGACACCTTTATTCTGTAACCTAAATTCAGATAATTTTTTGAAAGTCAGTCGTATCAATTGATTTAGTTTTTAACTATCATTTAACCCTGGTCACTTAAGTAAAAAAATTACGATGAGTCACTGTTGTTTAATATATATTGCCAAACAACAGTGACTCATTGATTTATCAGTATATATCTTTGATTTCTATACTGAAATATTTACATAGAGCTTCTATGAATACTTGTGTTCTAGATAACCCAGCATCTTTACATTTTTTTTCTAGCTTGTTGAAGAGTTGATATGGTAAGTTTACAGAAGTCTTTTTTCTACGTTGTTTGTTATTGTTTGACATATGCAAAATGAATATGGTAATGTGTTTACAGTTGAGTTAAAAGGATAGTGAACTTAGATAAGTTTGATTTAAAAGAAATTCCTGAGAATATTTCTAAAAGAAGGTTATTCAAATTGCTTGAATGTAGCTCTCAGACTTTAAGAGAGTATCATGATATTGCTATGAATATTCCTGATTTTGAAAACGAATATCCTAGGGTTACTTCTAAGTCTACACCAATAACTAAAGTAGCCTTAACCAAATACCAAGTTTGGGTTATCTTTTCGCTTATAAAAGTCTCTCAAAGGCTTACTAAAAAGGAGGTAAGTAACGCAATTATTTATGAAGAAAACTTAGAATTCACCAAGAAATTTTCCAAAGCTTATTACTATGAAAATCACGGAATTTGCCAAGAAGCACAACCTAGATGTACAACAATTGAAGTCTTTGTGTAAAGATAAGTTAGGTTATATTCCTTCGGAAACCGAACTTAATGATGCTTTATCAGAGCAGTTATTTCTTACTTCTAAAGATAATCCCAAATTGCTAGTCAGTGACCAGGGTAATCAACCCTCAAAGGAAATTCATTTAACTCTTTCTGAAGGGCAAAAAACTATTCTTACAGATTTAGTGACAGCAGCCCAACAAACTGAAAGGGAGTATATAGAATGGCTTTTTAATATAGAACAGCAAATCTATAATAAATTAAACTCTAAATGTACACAACATCGCTTAGAAATGGTAAATAGAGTTAAGACAAATATGAATCATTTCATGAAGGGGGAACTTCAAAAATCTTCTCTCCAAATACAAGATGAACAAGACCCTGGGCTAGTTAAAGCTTTAGGAGAGTATCTAGATTATGTCAACAGTTGAAATAATTGCAAACATAATTCATAAAAGTTTAATCGTAAGCTTTTGGGTTTTCTTTTTTTATGTCATTTTTCTTCAAATTAAGCATCATTTAAGAGGTTAGGGAATGAGAATTAATCAACAAAAAAAAGACACAAACTTAATTAAAATTGATTTTCAAGACGTAAAGACACAGAAAACACCTTTAAAAAGAAGAGTTAAACCTTCTAATTCAGAGTCAAAACTTACTCAAAATACCCATGCGACAGCTAAAAGTCTTTTACCCCCAATTATTGCGAGTAAACTAACTCAATTTTCACAAGCTTATGGGTTGAATTTTGATCTAGGTAATTTAAATTTTGATTCCATTAATCCTGAAGAGGTAAAGGCTTATCGCACCCTGGTTGAAATAATTCAAAATAAAGCAGAATTACTACCTGAAATTTTGAAGCTTTCTAAGCAAGTTATGAAAGCAGACCTAAAAATGGCTGATGCCCAATCTCAGCTAGCTAATGCAGCCATGCAACATCAAGTTAAACTTGATGAAAAAACAGCCGAGATTTTATTAAATTTTCAAAAATTTGAACATAAATCTAAAGCCCTTGCAAGTCGTTTAGCTAGAATTCAAAAATTAAGAGAAAGAGAATTTGAAGCACGCCAAGAGTTTTATGAAAATTCTGTATTAGGGGATGCTTTAGAGAGAGTTGATATCAAAATAGAGCAAAGACAATTAGTTCAGAATCAGCTTCAAGGTCAGAAAGTTAAAACTTTAAAGAATAAAACTCAAAGAAAATTGGATACAAATGAACAAAGACAAACTTATATTGACTCTGCTCTGTACTAACATCCTAACATTAGCTTTCTCAGTTACTTTTCTTATATTTTTTCTGGTTTCCATAAGTTCTTAGTAACAGTTAACGTGGGTAAAGCCCACGTTTTTATTTACCATGGTAAGGCATTTAAAAAACATTCACGAGCTTTGCTTTTTTTCTAGCTTAAGCTGTGCGGCAACTTTTGTGACCAGGTTATTTCCAAATACTTTAATACCTATTTGCATTATTTTTTGTGGTATTATTTCTTATTTAATTTATGTGATTCAAGAAATTGAAGGAAATAAATCTTTAGCTAAGTTAATATTAGCTTCAATTCTTATAGGGTTTTTAGGGGGTAGTTGGGATTACTTTTATGTACAATCTATTATTAACCAACAATTAATTGCTCAAATGTTTATTGGTTTTTTGGTAATAATTTCTTTAGTTTTTTTGTTCAAAATTTTTATAAACTCTTCCCCTCAAAATTTAAACAAACAGAAGGAACATCATGAAAATTAAAGAGAAATACACATTAATCTTCACTACAAGCTCTTTATTTTCTTTTTTCTTTCTTGTGTTAGCTTTTTGTGGAGATCTTCTCAATTATTCTATCTATACATATAAGGAAAAAAATATATGGGGTAATTACCAAGAAAGATTAATACAGATTAATGAAAATGACAGAGTTTTTAAACAAACTCTAAACGAACAAAATCTTACCCTGGTTGGTATTAGTTCTAGTAACCAAATGGTTTTAAAGCTAATTAGTTTAATTTGCACAATTCTTTGTTCGGGGTTTATACTGGTTTTTGGTGATAATCATCTAAATGAATTAAGTATTCAATCATCTGTAGATGAATTCACAGTACAAGCTCAAACAGAGATTAGGATGGATCAGGTTAAGAATAAATTTGCATTAGCTAGCAAAGCTTTACAGCAACAATTAATAGAAGAATTACAAGCTTTAGCTGATTTAGGTCAAGAAAGTTTTAATGAAGAGTTAGAAGCAGATGAAATTTCAGAAAGTAAGAATTTTAAGGTTGCTTTAATGCTTAAAGAAGACTATACTTTAGAAGAAGCTGTTTCTATTACATGGGAAGTTGACCAGGGTACTGAAAAGCACCAAGAATTAATTGAAAGGTTTCTTAAGTCAAAATATAGTTATAATTCAATTGAGGAATAAGCTATGAAAAAGATTTTTAAGTATATGAAGAATTGCTTTAAAATTTTATTACATCTTGATGGTTGTGACAACGAAAGTATTATTGTTGATTCAAAAGAGTTTGAAAAGCTTTTAAGTAAAGTTAGCCGTCTAAAAACACAAAATTTACATATGACGGGTAGGTATAAAGAAATTGTTTTAGAGAATCAAAACCTAGAGAAATTAAAAGATTTTTATCAGGATGCAGTTGAAAGATGGATGCAAGAATGCGTAAAGTTAAAAAATACTTTAGATATCTTTGAAGACTCTATAAAGGAGGATAAAAACTTAAGAGAGAAGCTTAGGAATAATCATAGAGATTTAATCAATTATTATGCAGATATTTTAAATGAATATACTAGACTCAAACAAAGAGAAACTTTAAAAGAATAAATCTAAACTTCTGTATTGCTAAAAATAAAACGCTTAGATGCTATGTCTAAGCGTTTTATTTTTATCCCTGTAAGCCTACATTACGTCTGAAATTAACATCGTTTCTTAATTGGTTTGCCACCTTGTTATAACCCCCTTCAGCTCCGTTTCTCGAAGCTTGTTGTATCCCCTGGTCGAATTGTTCTTTAGTCACATAATCCATTTCACCGATGCTAACATATTCCACTGTCATATTTGTTTGCTGATTTCGACCAGGTATTGAAGTTGTTGATACTAAACCACCATTAGCATAACTAGGTAGGTTTCCTAGTAGTTGTTCAGGGGTTAACCCGGCTCTCATAAGCTCTTCAGTTCTATCTGCGGGGATAATTAACTCACCTTCATGTACGATAGCTAATCTAGGATCTCTACCTGATTCCGACCGTTCTTTTCTAAGTCCGTCCATAAGTCCTTGGGAGTACCTTGGGTAAGTTCCCCCTTCTGCATAGTAAGGAATTTTTCCCCCCATTGGGTAATATGGAATTCTACCCCCCATAGGATATCTTCCAACCATTCCCCCCTCATAGAATAAGCCTCCAAAAAGCCCTCCAAAAATACTAGTGAGTCCTGTATTCAATACTTGGGACAAAATAGAATTGAAAAAGTTATCAAGAACATTTTCTAAGGATGAAGTACCCATTATAATGTCAGTAATACCTGTTGCAAGATTTTGCATGGCATTAGCCCCGACTTCATTGAGAGTGTCTCCAAAAGTTTTGAATTTTTGATTGATGCTTTCTAGATTCATTTGATTAATGATTGCTAGATCTTCTTTCATCTTTGCAAAAACGTTATCAGGGATGGCATTATTAGCCTCAATAAGCTTTCTTTGGTTTAATTCTAGATCCTCTAGTTCTCGTTTATATCTAAGATTTTCTTGCTCTCTTTCGAGTTCTCTGGACATTCTATTTTTGATAAAAGGATTACCCCTATACTGGTCAATTTCTAGCTGTCTTCTTTGAAAAGCAGGATTATTTGCAAGGTCTTCAATTTCTCTAACCCTGGTCAACTTATCTTCATCATCTTGAATTGCTGCTTGGCGTTGATTAAACTTTCCGATAAGATTTAGCCGTTCTTTTGTCAACTCATTAACCTTAGATAACCCACTGGCTTCTTTTAAGTATTGTTCTATGGAATAATTAGGATCATTTATTCTCTTTTCTTGTAGACTATTCAGTTGTTCTTGATAAGATACCCTTTGTTGCTCTAACTCATTTCTATTTTGAACTTTTACAAGATCTTTTTGAGAAAGAGTAGGATCTATCTGTTTTTTAGCTTCTAGTAATGATTGATTTGCTTGCTGAATAGATAACCTTCTCTTATCATTTTCCACAGCTTGCTTAGATAGTTCAAGCTCTTCCCTAGCTGTAAACAAAGACCTGAGTTTCTCTTTAGTTTGTGATTGAATTAAGGGTAACTGATCAATTAATTGTTGAGTATTTTCTTTCTCAAATTTAAGGTTTTGAACACCTATTTTTAATTTTTCAGCTAACAAAGGTTTTTGCTTATCTAAGGCTATTTGAATTAATTCTTGACCCGCTATTATGTTTTGGTCAAGATTCTTAATTTCCTCTTTCTTTTCTTGGATGATTCCTAAGAATTTTTCGTCAATATTTAAAATTTGTTGATTAAACTCACCTAAACGCGTCTTCAAAGGATCTATCTCTTGGGATAAACTTTTTTGTAACCCAAATAAATCATTTAATTTTTTAATTCTTTGCTTTTCTTCTTTAACTTCAGCTAAATTAGCTTTTTTTCTATTCTGAATTAACTTAACCTGTTCAGAATAATTAAGATTTTGTTTTTGTATTTCTGCTGTTTGATTTTTAATTTGTTGAGCTTCTTTAGCTAACTCTGTAGCGTTTTTGATAGTTGTTTGAGCTTTTTGAAAAGCAGGAATATTACCTCTTTCACCTGCTTTTTGTTTTCTATCGGCTATTATAAAATCTTGAAGTTTTTTAGTATGCTCTTCTAGATTAATCTCCCCTGGTTTTGATTTGACTTGACCAGGTTTTTTGTATTTTGATATAAATTCTAGGAGTTGTTTTTTATGTGCTTCTAGAGACTCTTCGGTGAGTTTAGTTGGTTTTTCTAGAACGCTTAAAGCTGATTCAGCCCGTTTTACTCCAGGTTCTTTCTGTCTTGCTGCAAGCCTTTTTCGGGTAAATGTCTGAATATTTTTAAATTGTCCTTCAGGGGTACCTTGCCCCCCATAATAACTTTTTCTGCCTTTGTATTGTATAGATGCCCAATGAGGAGCTATTTTATTAAAAGTCCCCTGGTCAAAATTCCCTTTTAATACTTTATCAAGTACCCCCCGCTTATGCAGAGATGCGATAAAATACAAATCTTGAAGACCGGGGCTAAAGGATTTTGGAGTGTCCTGACCTTGATAATTAATGATGCTTTCTAAATCTGTCCTAGCATTTTTACCAAACTGCCTTTTAACTCTTGAACGAGAGTAATTAAAGTCCATCATCTGGTATCGACCAGATGCACTAGAATTATACCTGTAAGGCCTACCCCCTTCAACAAAAGGATGTCCAGAGAAGTCTGATATGTTTTCGTTACCTATTAACATCCCATAACCAAAGTTCTTAGTCCATTTGCGGAAATCAGTGCCTTCAGCACGAGCTACCGCATCGGATAAGGCTAGTATGTTAGGGTTATTTCTTAAACCATATAAACGTTTACCTAGGCTAGTTAAACGTTTGATTTCATTTTCAGATAAATCATTGCCTCCTCGACGTATTTCAGGCATTAAATTTGGGTTGCCCCCTGTAGGGGCTTTTTGTTGAGGAAACGGAGGGAGTTTTTTTCTGAATTTGTCTAAATAGTTTTCTGTGGTATTTTTACCCGGTTTTTTAAATTTTGTGGTTGCGTTCTCTATTAAGTTTGTTGAGGCTTTTTTTCCTATAGCATCCGCTTGTTTCTTATACCATTTCATGAACTGTTTAACATCTACATAACTATAACCTTGACCAGCACTTAGAGTATCTTTAAACAAAGATTTTATATCATTAGGAATCCTAATCTTTAAATCAAGATGCCCTCCTGATGACCATTTATCATTGACTGATAATTTTCCTAACCTTTTTCCTGCACCTATCTGCTGACCAGGTTTCAAATCTTTAAGGGTAGTCATATCCATATGACCATAGTCAGTATAGAATTGCCCTTTACGACCAGGTAATTGAGAAACTACTCTTATAGCATTACTAGGTCTTCCTGTCACCTTGTCAGTAGTACCTCGCCCCCAACCCTTAAGTGTTTTAATTACACCAGGAAACATGGCTTGGACAACATCTCTAGACGTTAACCCTTCTGTGCTATCAAAGTCTATACCACTATGTATCCTAGTTCTCTTACCTGTTCTCCTGTTTAATCTCTTAGCCCAGAAAGCTTGACCAGGGGATACAGAACCTTTGAGAACCTGGTCAAAAGATTGTTTGGCACTAGGGGAAGCATAAAGTTTTTCTTTATCTTTTTTGACAACCTGGTTAAATAAATTTTGTACCCCATCAACAAAAGTTTTAGTTTTATTATCTAGATTTTCTTTAATTTTTTGAGATTTATTCCCTGAAAGTTTATTAACTGCATCAAAGAATTTTTGAGCTGAATTTTTTTCACTTAAGAGTTTATTTGAATTTTCTTTACCAAAATTAGGTTCAAAATTTAATTTAAAAGTTTCTTTAATCTCTTTTTGTGTTTTGACAATTTTACCTACCAGGGTATCAAATTGATTATTTATACCTGATGCGACGTTTTCTAAATTTTTGAAACCTTTTTCTAAGTTTTCTGTTTCAGTGACAGATCCTTTTAGTGAGCTTTCAGTCTCTTCTAATTGGTTGTTTACATCCTTATATAAAGTTTTAGATTTATTAATCAAATCATTTAGATCTTTAGCTTTATATTTAATAGCTTCTTTTATTTCTTTAGCTTTATCAAAACCTAGAATCATTTTATCTATATTTTGGTAGTCTAAAGTAATTTCAATAACCCCAGGTATAGATTTTGATAAATCTTGAGCAGATTTTAGAATACTATCAAATTCTCGACTAGATGCTATATTAGAACTAACCTTATCTAGCTGGGCTTGTGCTAGGTTATTAGCACTTTCTATTTCTGCAATTAATAAGTCAGCATAAGCACTAATTAACTCATCATCGGAACCAATCAAAGCTGTGGCGATTTTATCTGTAGCTTTTGATTGTTTGAGAGTCAGTAAAGCTTTTTTGTATTCTTGCTTTGCATCTACTAGAGATTTTTCTTGCTCTTTATAGAAATCTAAAACCTGGTTTAATTGATCTTTTATTGTATCTTGAAGAGCCTTTCTCAATTCTAAGACACTAATACGAGTCTCTGCTAATGCATCTTGTTCATCTCTAAAATCGGCATATTGTTCCAACAAATATTTAGATTGCTCACTTTCAGTTCTTTCAGCTATCTCCCTTATCTTAGCTACACCTGTCTCAGCTCCAACACCGAATGCTTTTAAAGTTCTTTGGGCTACTTCATTAAAATTAAACAGATTCTCCTTTAAATCTACTGTGGATATTTGTGCTTGCAATTCGCCTTCAATTTTAACAAGTTCAGATAATTCTTTAGAAAAATTTAAATCACCACTTGTTAGATTCCTAGATGCTAGAGATATCTTTGTGGCATTACTAATATCTGTTATCTGACCCAAAGTATCTTCTAAGGCTATATTTGAGTCTATTATTTGTCTTTTTAACAAATCAAAGGCAGTTGCAGCTAAACCTAGTTTCTTTAGTATGTTTTCTAAAATCTCTTCTAAGGATTTTGTTACGGACTCTACCTCTTTACTTTGTTGTATAAATTCCTTAGAAGAGATTAAACCTTCATTTCTTTGCTTTTCTAAAATCTTACTGGTTTTTTTAAGTTGATCAATTCTAGTACTAAGTTGACTCTGTAAAGCTGCTGATGGTTTTAAAGCTTCATATCTTTTCTTAACTATCTCAGATTCTATTTTAAATAATTCCTTAATTTTTTTAGTGTTATTAGGTTCTAAAACAACTAAAGCTTTTTTATCTTCTTGAATCTGAGTTAATTTCTTATCGATGGAAATTACCTGGTCAACTGAATTATTGAATCGAGTGTTTTTAGATATCTTTTCTAAGTTCTTAGCTAAGTTTATTAGTTTGGCTAGTTCTAATCTAGAATCTTTTAGTCTCTTAACCTTTTCCTCAAAAGAATTGTCAAAGGGGTTTAAAAAGCCTTTTTTATTTTTTTTATATAGTCTATCTAAATCTTTATCATTTAAAGATTCTTCACCTAAAAGCTCTCTAAAAACTACACCGGGGTCAAAACCTCTAATTGTTCTAACCCACCATCTTTCTAAAGAAGAGACTGTTGTATTTTGAGATGTTTTTTCATTATTTTTGGTAAGTTTACTCAACTCTTCCTGGGCTAATTTAGCTTGTTGTGTGAAATTTTTTAAATCTCCTGACATATTTTTAAATGCCATGGACATTCTGTTAGCAACCTCTACTACTGTGTTAATTAGTAGAAATTGCTTAACAAAAGTTTTTAAACCTGAAATAACTGCATTGTTAGTCCAAGATTTTATTTGGGTTCCAATACCTCTAATTCCCTGATCTTTGCCAATTTTAATGAGTTCTGTACCAAATAACTTTATAAGTGTAATAGACCTCATTAGACCAGGGGCGGCTAAAGTAGCAATTAAAGAAGTTGAAAGTTTTACAATGTTGCTTAAATTGTTGTCAATAAAGTCAAATCCTATAGTTTTAATTTTATTAACTATCTTTTCAATCTCTAAACCTACCCCACCTATTGAATTCTGTAATCTTAAGAAAGAATTTTCTGCTCTATTAGCAATAGCAGAAGCAGATTCTAATCTTTTAGGTAAATCACTTGATGTTTCAATTGCTGCTTGTTGAGCGAAACCTATTAAAGCTTCACTACCTACACCACCTTGCCTCATTCTATTAAGAAAACTTGGGATATCTTGACCTTGAGATCTAGCAAATATACCAACAGCACCAGGGGCTGCTTCAGCTAATTGTCCTATAATTTCTTCAGCATATATCTGCCCTTTAGAAGCAGATTGTATTATAGCAGCAAATGCTCTTTGTGTAGCATCCCGGGAAGTAGAACGAACTGCAAAAAATTCTTGTAAATTATTTAGAGTATCTATGGCTCCTTGCCCTTCTAGAGGTGTTCCTAATGTAGCAGGTAAGAATTGACTGGCACCCTCTAGAGCGGATTGCATCGATAGTCCTAATTTATCAGCTTTTTCAGTAAAATCGTCAAAGAAATTATTACCAATCTCTCCTCCACCTAAAGCAAAGCTAAATGTTCTCTTGAATCCATTGAATTCCCTGGTAACTTCTTTAGCACTATCAACAAGATCAAATAGTTGACCTGAAAAAGTAGTAACGATTGTACCCGCTATAGCTAAACCCGCAAAATCACCTAAAACTGATGTCAAATCAAAACCAATACTATCTGTAAAACCTTTAATCCCTGCTTGAGCTTCTTCAAATAATTCGTAGAGGATATCACCAAATGGAAGATTCTTCATAAATTCTTTTAAGAGATCAAAACCTTGTATGAAGCCTTCCGCAACTGCTTCACCTATATGGTAAGTTATCCTAGACGGTGACCTTATTTCAAAATCATCCTTCATTTTTTGAATTATTGCTTGATTGATTTTAGATAATTCTTCTTCTCCTACAGATAATTTATCTTTAATGCCTTCTATTAAGCCTGAAAAAATATCTTGACCTAACTGGTTTATTTCTGTATCACTATCTTCACTAAAGGATTCAATAGTAGCCTTTAAAGCAGCACCAAAAGCTTTTTCATCTATTTCCCCTGGAGTGATTTCAAAGAATACATTATATTTCTTTAAACGATTTTCTAAATTTTTAGTCAGTTCTTGTAAAGTTGTATCATCTAAGTCATTAAAATTAATAGTTGCTTTTAAAGGTGTTCCAGCGAGTTTACTACTTAAGTCTGTCTTAGCTCTTCTTAAATCCGTTTGCATCACAGATTCAAGTATTTTAGCTACATAACTACTACCTAAATCTACAGGAACTTTTTCTGAAATCTTCTCTTTTAGTTTATCTTCAGGTAAATCAAAAGCTAACTTACCTGTAACTCGCATTTTATCTAATTTATCAATTACCTGTGAAATTTGCCCTAGAGTTTGAGCTATTTGGCTTCCCCATCTAGTCGCAAAGTCAGAACCTTCTAGAGCTTTATAAGTCTCCTTAATTGCTATTTGAGCATTTTTAGCTGTTTCATACAAACTGGTCGCTTGTTTATTAGCTTCATCTATATTATTCTTTAGTTCGGCTTTAACATTTTTAAAAGATTCTCTTACTAATTCAGATGTTTTTTGAGCATCCCTAACTTCAGGAGGTGTGAAATTTTTCTGAGCATATTCTTGAAAATATTTTTGAGATTTTGCCTCGGGTTTTTTATATCTATTGATATCTAAAGAATCCAGGTTGCTTTGAGCTTCTAAAACTTTTTTAAAAATATCATCAGGGATTTTAGAACCATTTTCTATATAATCATTTAAAGCTGCTTTAAACTCTTCAATTATCAAATAAAAAGGTTCTAGTTTTTTATTGAATTCATCCGTTATTTTATCGAATTGAATCTTATTTCCCTGTGATATAATAAATTTTTCTAAATTAACGGATATTTCCTGTGCTTTTTGATTGTTTAGCTCTTTTTCAGAAAACTGGGCTATATATTTAAGAAATTTGATAGCATTAGGCTTAAACTCTTTTATTATTTGATTCTCTAATTCATCTTCACGAGGTGTCAATTTTAATGAGGATATCTGTTTTTGAACTTTAATAGAATCTTTAAGTAATTCTTTAGGAATTTCTGTTCCTAATTTTATATTATTATTCAATGCTATATGAAAATCATCCATCAGCTTTTCAAAATCTTTTAATTGGGATGAAAATTCTTCTGTCTGATCGGATAAATTTATTAAATTTTTTGTATTTTCCATCCAGAGACCATAATCAACTAATTTTGAAGCTTTTTCTTCATTATTTTTAGAATAAAAAGCAGGGTCTTTTATATTAGATTGACCAGTGGCGGCTAAAATAGATTTTAATAAAGTAGAAAATTCTGAAGGTAACCTTTTTTTAATATCAATCTCTTCTCTTCTATTAACTTTTAAACTAGTCTTACCAAAAATATGTAGAGCTTCAGACAACTCTAATAATGCCTTTGGAACTTCGGTGTCTTTATCTACATTTTCTTTTAAAACTTTCTCAAAATCATTTAAAACTTTCTCAAAAGTTTTTAAATGATTTTGAATTATATCAGGTAAGCCCCCCCAGTTCAGATCTTTTTTAAGATACTTCAAAAGTCCTTGAAAATCTTCTAATCTTTTTTGTCTTTGTCCAGATTGGCTAGTAAAAAAGCTATATACACCTTCTTCCTCTGGAATTACTTTAGATCCTACTCTTATACTTTTTTGTAATTGTGGGATTTCTTGATAAGCTTTGCTAATGAATCGAATAGTAGAAGATAAATCTTCTGGAGATAATTGAGTAAGAATTTCTTCAGGTATTTGTAATTTTTTGCCTAAGAATTTCCCTAGGATATCCAAATATTCTGCATTTTTTTCATAAACAGCATTTGCAACCAATACTGATTGATCTCCTGCACCAGCCGCCGATAATAAAGCATTCAAGTTACTATCATCAATAGGATTAGAAAGGGATGCTTTTCTTTGCTTTTGATAAGCATCTGCAACCTCATTAAAAGCATCCAATAAGTTATTTGTACGTACAGAATCTGGATCAGCAAAAAACTTATCAATAGTTCCTTGCATCCTAGTAAGTTTATTTATTCTGTTAGACAAGGCTAGTGTAGGTGCTAAATACTCCGGAGCTAAGGTAGACCCTACATACCCTGGCATTTGTCTTTCCATTTCAGATCTTACGGTAGGATCGGAGTAGTAAAGCTTAGGGTCATGAACAGCCATACTTGGCGCTGTAGCAAAACCAGGTATTACCGTTGTATTTGCTGTAGGAGAGACAAACTGAAAAGGGAAGGTTAAAGGGTCTTCTTTACCTATCAAAGCGGTATAATTAGGGTTATACCAACCAGATTGGCCATATAAACCAGCACCTACCCCTACCCCAGTCATTGGTACCCCCAACTGGTTAGCTAGTTGTACCCCTTGTTCCATAGGATATACTCCCCCAGAAAAGGCTGTACCAGATATTTTGATATCTGGATACTTTTCTTGAATAGCCGCAGCTATAGAAGCTATTCTGACTGAGTCGGGATTAAAACCTTTGAAGGAAGTTCCTAAAAGTTTTTCAAAGTTTTGAATAGTAAATACCATGTCCTTAGAGATCTTTCCCCCAGTAAGATCCACAAGTAGATTCAAAAGTTCAGATTCAGTGTCGTTAGGAGATCTATCGGTATATGTATTAGGTACTGGGATGACCGCAGTTTTTTCATTAAAAAGTGGGGACATCACATTAGCTATATCAGCACCCCCCTTACCCTTTAATTGTTGAAAACCTCCCATGGTTAGAACAACATTCTCTTTACCTTCTAAATTAGGCATTCCACCAGGTAATTTGACTCCCCTGGTCGCTACTTGCTCTCTAGCTAGATCTAAGGCTTCTCTTTGTATGACTTTATTTTTGAATCTCAAAGGGTGCCCTAGTGCTTTGACTAATAAACCTATTAATTGCAATTCTCTTTTAGGTACTACCCCTCGCTGTTCTAGGAATTCATTAAAATCTGGGATACCCCCTTTAGATTTAGTATCCTTCATATATTGAATAAAAGCTTTTTTTAGTTCTTTGGGTTGCTTACTCATCTCTGTAGAGGCAATTGTTTGAAAAGCTTCTAAACGTTTCAAACTTTTTTGTAAGATGTTATCTACTGGATCTTTTAAGTTATCGCTAAAAATTTGTTTGAATACATTATTAGATACCTCTGTTTGAGTTCCATCTTTATTAGTAATAATCTCTTTATCAGTAAATTTTTGAGCATTTTTAAGCATATAGACCAGGTTGGCTAACCAATCTTCAGCGATTAAAGATACTGCTCTCATTTTCCTAGCATCAAAAGTTGTATCAAAGAAATCAAACATTAATGCCTGTGCTTTTGTAATATCCGCTTTAAAATCTGATATCTTTTTGTAATTTAAAGCATTAGATAACTCTTCAAAAGCAATTTTACCTTTTTCTTTGAAAAACTCAAAAGATTTTATAGTAAAATTATCAACTTTTTGAGAAAGATTGAGAGATTTTACGTTTAAAATTTTATTAAAAGATTTCTGAAACTGTCCTGAGATTGTTTCACCTATATTCAAGAATACACCTGAAAAGAGAGCTTTGAAAGGACTTGAGATAATGGAGGTAATTCTACTTAAAAAGCCTGTTTTTTGACTTTTAATTAGCTCTTTAATCCCTGCTTTAAAAGAAGATTGTATAATATTACCTAAAAACTTATCAGACCTGTTAGATTGTTTTAAAAAGTCTGAGGTCTTTAATAAATCTAATCTTTTATTATTAGATACAGGTTTAGATGCCAAAGATTTTTTAGAATCTTGATAGGTGTTTAATTTATTCTCAAACCTAGCCAGGTTTCTATTTAGGCTTTGTAAATTACTGTTTAAAGTTGTAGTTTGAGGTGATCGAGTTGAAATAGAATTTAAGGAAGGTTGAAGATTTAAGAAAAAAGTTTGTCGATTTAATGCCGAAATATCTTTTTTTAATTTTCGGGTATTTAAGAAAGCATCAACACTTATAGAGGCTACTTGCATAAAAATAAAGTCATAAATTTAATTTATGACTTTATTTTAACATTATAATTTTTACTTATCTCTTAGGGGTGGTATAAGAGAGTCTAAATCTAATACGTCTTTTAGATTAGGTATATGATCAACATCAAAGCCTTTATTCACTCTCTTAGCTAAGGCATTCATATACTGACTAGCATATTCTCCACCAGAAAACCCGGATTGTACTACATAGACTGCCTGTATATTCTCTTTAGATTTAATCCTTTCTATTTCTTCTAATAAAGACACCCATTCCCAATGAGGCAAATTAAGTGCATCAAACCTGGTCAAATTATAATAGTATCTTAAAACAGCTAATTCAGTTAGAATTTTTAAGTGGTACTTTTCTAGTATTTGACCAGGGTCTTCCCTTTTTTCTATTTCCCCTTTTTTATTTTCTCATTTTCTTCTTTATCATATTCGGCTAAGCCTTCACTAATAAAGCTAAATAATTCATTAAGAACCACCAAAGGGCTAATACTTAAATTATTTTTAGATAAGTATTCTTCGATGATTTCGTCAAGCTCTTCTACAGAGTTTAATTTAGCTAGCTTATAAACATAAGTACTAATATGACTACCAGCTAAAGTTTGTTTTTCTTGTATTTTAGTAAATAACGTTTTTCTCTTTTTCCAATTTTCTTCATTTATAAGATCTTCTGCGCTGAGAGCATCTAATTCATCTTGTAACTTAGTTGTTTGATCTATGACAAAATTAGAATAAAGACGACTTTCTGATATTTCTATACTTACAATTTCAGGTAGATATCTTGGGTGATAAAATTTTAGATTTAATTCGGGAAAAGATAGAAAAGGTTTTACTTTATCTCTTAAAATATCCGTCAGTTTTATGTTTTTCATTTATAATTAGCATTGTGGCTTATATTCATTATAAATATACCATAAATAAAAGCTTGCATAATTTTTATTAGTCATGCAAGCTTTTATTTATGGTAATTATTAAGAGATAATTAAGGGTCAGGGTATTCTGCAATAGGAAGTAAAGATAAATCCCCACGTAGGAGACGATCCTTGCCTGTATCAGGGTTAGGAAATGCGGTACCTGTTAAAGTCCAACTAAATTGCTGCTGTAGCCCAAAATTAGGTGTTGCATCTGCCTTAATGTTAACCCAAGGCATTACGTACCAATTTTCTTTGTCAGTATCAATTTCGTCTCCACAAGCAAAAGGACGAATTACTACTACTTTATAGGGGAGCTCATCACAGTTCCCTACAGTTAATCCCCCTTTATCTGAAAAGCGATGTAGACCAGGGTCTGTACCTGGAACAGCACCCGGAGTGTAAACGGTATTAAAGGCTCTTTCCACTAGGTCTGTGGACTCTTGAGCAATACTTGCTGTGAACATTACCTCAAGACCCGTGAAAGTCTCTGAAGTTGGTTGTTCGGACACTTGGGTGTTATTTCCTTGAGTCACGTCTCGGATCGTAATAACTAAAGGCTCTAGTTGGTCAATTTTGGTTAAAACCAAAGTAGAATCCAGTGATTGCCAAGTAGGGAAAAATACATCATCTACCAGAGTTTTTAAGTCTGCTGGGTAAAGACCTATGGAGACTTCCGCAGGAAATCTTCCTGGAGATTTAGTCATAAGTTAAATTAATGTAATTTCTTATATGGGATTTAAAACAATTATACCATAACAAGATTTGCAAGAATATTTAGAAAAAGATAAGATTTACTTATATAAAAATTCTATTGACAATTAATTAACTAGTTAATATAATAGGTACATAAGACAAAAACAACTGGTTACTCAAAATGGAACACTATATCAATAAAGCAGCCGCCAAAAGAATTTTAAACACCCCCCACATTTATTCTATAAAAGAAGTTAATGGATCTATTCTAGTAGTTTACAGAAAAAATTATGGTAAAGCTTCAACTTTCCTTAGCAAAAAAGTTTTTAAAAGAGATCATGAAGAATTGATGGAAAAAGGATCCAAAAGTATTAGAGTTCTTTCAATTAATACTAAAAATTATACAGCCCAAGTAGTAAATATAGAAAATGGTTGTGTATATCATGTGGATATTCATAATAAAACTTGTACTTGCAAACACCACGAAAACACGGGAGCTTTTTGTAAACACTTAAAAGCTGTTGATAATGAAATTATGTCAATACCTTTTTAAATTAATTTGACCAGGTTATAAGAATTTAAAATAATTTAGGGAAATAGAAATGGACAAAAAAGAAACTTTAAAACTAATCAACAAAATTCAAAATGGCCAGGTGACTTTACAAGATACTTTAGAGATTTTAAAAGAATCTTTAGAATACAAACCCCCAAGTGTTGAATACTACACACCTATGGTAATTATACACCTGATTGAGAAAGTTTTTGTAGATTCTATAGATCTTGATCCTGCTAGTTGTGAATTAGCTAATAAGTTCGTACAAGCTAAAAAATATTATTCTAAAGAGGATAATGGCTTTATTAAACCCTGGTCAGGTAAAGTCTACTTAAATCCTCCTTATGGGTATGTGAGTAAAGAAGAGAAAATCTCTCAAATGTATAAGGGTAATTTAAAAAGGAATAGAACAGAAATATGGTTAGAAAAAGCTTTAAATGAGTATAAAAAAAGTTCTATAAAAGAATGTATCTGTTTAGTGAATAGGACAGGGGCACAATGGTATCGAGATGAGGTTAGAAATAAATTTAATGCCATTTGTGAGGTTAGCAAGAGGATACCCTTTATAGAACCTAAAACTGGCTTACCAGCAAAACAACCTAGATACTATAATGATGTTTTATATTTAGGGTTTAATATAGATAGATTTATTTCTATATTTGAGGAAATAGGGGAAACTAGACAAATAAACTAGTAAAATGTGTAGCACAAAAAAGCAAAATATTGCAAAGTATCTTGTAAATATTTGCAATCCATATTACTAGACAATTGAAAATTAGTCTTGGGTTCAGGGCAAAAAGCTAACATAAGTTCCTGAACTCTCCTGATTAAACCTTGTGGTTTTGTCAAAATCAAATCTTTATTGGCATAAAGAGTGATTTTAATCTTAGGTTGTTCAATAATAGGATTAAAGTACAACCCTGCTGATGAATCACTAATAGTCTCAACAACTACCTTGGGTTTGTCTGTAGATAAACCTGAAGGATGTTCAGGTAATATCTCGACATCAGTTAAATTGTTTTTTAGATAATCAAAGATTTGTTTACGGTACTCAAAACGTATGCCTAACATAGATATGGCCAGGGAAATTATAGAGTATGGAACAGAGATTCAAAGTTTTGGAGGCAGTTTTAGATATAAAGTCTTAGGAGCTGTTTGTTTATTATATGATAAGTCCCAATTATCATGGTTTAATCCTGAAAAAGAGCAAAGATTTGTTTGTGATTTAGCCACAAAAAATAGGGCAAGTTATGTAGTTGAACTACTAGATTACCCTAAAATTGATGATAAAATTAAATTTTTGACTTCGCCTAAAAATTTGAAAAAAGACTTGAAAAATTGGTGGTATAACTCCTAAGAAAGCTCATTTAAGATGTTATTCCTAATAGTATCTACATGACGAGACAAAATTGAATATCTAGCTTCTAACTGGAGTACATAATCAGTTGGTTTATGTACTCCAGTTTCTTTTATGATACCTGGAGCAATGACCCCTCCAACAATTAAGCTATGTCTTTGAAAATCTTCATCAGATTCTACTCTGATAGTAGAATAAGCTCTTTGGGTATCAATATTGATAGTCTCTTGAACAGCCGGGACAGAGTTTTCTAAACCTTGCCTAATTTTTTGACCTAAAAATTTTTCTAGGTCTTCAACTCTTTGGAAAATTTTCATATTTATTCCCAATCATCCTCATTGATTTCTTCAACATTTTCACTATCCAACAAAGGATCTATAAAAGCATTAGTATTACGTCTGGGGATGATATAACCCTCAAATCTTTGACCAATAGTACATTCAATTTCTTTCCACCTAGTTCTATGCCATTCATCTAGGATAAAATCTCCCACAATAGAGCCATCATCCCCTGGTCGAACAGAGGAAAAATCTGAATTACCTGGATCTACTACTATAGGGGCTCTTAGGGGTGCTTGGATTGTTAAAGGAAATTTATAGGGTTTTACACAATTCCCTTGCAAACGAAATCGCTGCCCATAAGTCCCAGCCTCACGAACAGCTAAATTACGTTCATCTTTTTTTCTTAAACAGACCAGGTACTCAACACCCTCTATAAAAAGTTTTGCATTAGGTTTGTATAAATCAGACATCTACAACTTTTTCAGTGTTTATTTTAGCCTTGGCTGTACTTCTTTTTACAGTTTTATTTGCAGATTCTTCATTATCTAAAATTATTAGGATATGATTATCAACTAATTGATTAAAGCTTTCATGAGTTTTTAGTCTCTCTAATTGACCAGGGGTGATTTCATTAAAACCCTGGACTAATTTAATTACACTTGCAGAGCCATTGCGAAAAGTTCTAGGTGTTTTTTTAGTATTTTTGATTACAACTTTATTAGCATTCATAAGTTTTCCCAGATTTTTACATATTAAGAGCTAAAGTTTCGGCTCATTTCATTAAGATTTTTGAGCAAAAGTATAGTAAGAATTCATAATAGGTTGATTGAAAATCATTTCTGACACACCAATAAAGCCTACTGTCCTCCATGTAATACCATCATCTTTAACTCTTGGGGGTGTTCTAAAAGTATCCGACATTAATTTAAGGCGATTTTCAGGTTCACCTTCTTGGGGGACATTAAACAAACAGAACATATCCCGATTAGTGCCTTCAGGGAGCACCCCATATTGTTCTAATTTAGATGCAGAAAGCTCATTTAGTTCGGAGATGCGGGCTAACCTATTTCCCCTTAAAGGATCAATCAAAAGATTATATGGAGTCTCATTAAGATCAATACCTGCCGTATTAACTTTTAAAAGTTGATTCAGCAAATCGGATGGAACTAATAATTCCATATCTGCACTAGTTAACTCAGTCTCTTTTTTCTTCTCATTAATAACATCAAGAAAGAAGTCATAAAGCTGTACAGGGGTTAAGGAGTAAAGATCTGTAGCTTCGGTGACTACATTCACTTCAGAGCCTGTTAGAAGCCCATCAAACTCTGTAGGGTCATTGGGGTTAAAATTTCCAAAAACTGTTTTGAGATGCACCCATTCTCTAAGAGCTTTTTCCATAGCAGCTTGGTAGTTAGCTACGATATCAACCACAGGGGCAGAATAGAGTGTCTGGGAACTCTGGGCTTCTCTTTGTTTGAGTAGTTCTAGAGAAGTCCATTCAGCCGCTATAGCTGCCACTGCAACATTATAGGAATCCGTCTCAATACCAAAATTAGCCAGGGGTATGTCAGTAGCGGTGCCACCATAGTCTGTAGCAACCCCTACATGATCTAAACGCAAAGTATGAATTTTATCAGTAGCAATCGAAATACCCCCTGGACGGGAGGTATGATGCATACCCTCGTAACCCCATGTACGAGGGTAAATTGTCTCATAAATTTTAGGTAAAACTCTTTCTGTCTGTTCTCTTAAAAATTTTCCAGCGCCAACAACATCAACCATTAGAATAGCCTCAAAAAAAAATAATTTTTATAGATTTAACTTAAACCATTGCAGAATCAGAAATATTAATTGCTGCAATTTTAAGTTGACCAGCACCGGTACCTAAAGTTAAATCAGGTGTAATGAAATTAACTCCTGACCATAGTCCATGATTAGCACTATCAGCATTAGTAAACCATCCAATCTCTTCAGAGCCTGGGGCTGTATGCCGATAATAAACAACATCCCCTGGTGCTATTGTTACTCCGGGCTCTAATTCCACCCAAATATCATCAAGACCCTCCGTGAAAATATTCATTAACTCTTCATTAGGATAGCCTTGCTGGGTATCGTCATCAATAGGAAAACCAGCAATACTAAAAGAAGCATAACTAGCAATTCCTATGGGTGTCCGAGTATCATCATTAGGTAATTCAACCTGGTTAGTCTGTCCAGCAATCTTAACCACTGGTCTACCAAATTTAATAAGACCCCCAGAAAGATTGTAATAAGGTAATAAACTACCTCTGATAACTCGACTACCATTAGAAGATGCAAAGGTACCAGGGTAACCCGCGTCCATTACAAATTTAACTGATGTTTGTGTCATTTAAAACCTCTTATTTTTTATTACTGAAAAACCCAATTAAAGTTATAGTGACTAAACTTATTAAATCTTCAGTGTCAAAATTCTGAATATCAAAATGAGTAACTAAAGCCGTTGCAATAAGACCCAAAATTGATATTAAAGTTGTAAGAAAATCCGTGTTGATGTTAAAATTTTTAATTCTCATAAAAATTTTTTAGAATTTTGGGCTTATTTTACTAAGCCATTCTTAGAAATTCGATCTTTAACTTTTTGTTGAGATTCATTCATTCTATCTTCAAAATCATTAGTAATTTCTGAAGAAGAAGAAGTGGAGGATTGCAAAGAATCTAATTGTTGTCGGATTTTATCATTAGAATCTTTTGGTTTTACACTAGTAGATAAAGCAGCCCAAACACCATCTACATAACCTGTTAACTGATCGCCTGAGTAGGAATCAATTTTATTCGTTGGTAATTGATTCTTAATAAATAAAATTTTAATCTCTTCCGGGGTGAGTGAATAATCGGGTTGAAAACTTTTATTATCCGCACGAAACACAGGCAAAACTTTTTCCCATAATTGCATAGAATCTGCCATCATTTGAGAAAATTGTTCCACACTATATTTATTTTGGGAATCGTTAACACTTGATTGTAAAACTTCAATCTGACCAGTGAGTTTGGCGACTTCGGCTGATTGGTTATCAACAAGCTTTTGAGATTTATTTACAATGTTTTTAACATCCTCAGTTAAATGATATTTTTTACCTTCAATTTCAATCTCTTTACAATCAATTGTATTATTTCCAATAGTATATGTAGTCATAGTTTCGTAAATTTTTCTAATATTTGTTTCAGTCTTTTCTATTGTACCATCATCATACTCATAAGTGGAAATTATATTTTCCTCAATTTCCATAAAAGTACTTGATTTATTATCTATTTTTGGTTCTACGCCTTTAAAAGTAAAAATTATTCTATCTTTGCAATCTTTTTCATCTGTTCTTACAGTGCTTTCCTGTCCTGCACGTCCTTCACCTATTTTTAAAATAGCAACATGATCATAAATTCTGGGAGATTGTACCCAACTATTAAGAGTTTTATCGTAATCTTCAAGATATCTGCGATAACCAGGGGAAATCTCAGCCTGTAAACCAGATCCTTCTGATAAAATATCATCAATAATAGCAATGGCTCTTTTATCTAAAATAGAACTAGCTATAGAAAGTTTAGAGTCATTTTCTTTGACAATTTCAGAAAGAGTAGACCCAACCAGAATGTTCTCATCATTCTGGTCAAATGTTCTAGTCTGTGGGTGGCCTACGGTAACCGCCATACCTACAGCACTAGCTAAAGAGTCAGGGTGAAACAAGTTACCTTTAGTTTGGTGTTCATAATGAAAGGAATCTGTCTCAGGGTTGTAGTATTGTAGTTTCTGGTCTACAGTTCCTATAGTCATATAGACTCGATAAGTACCATCAGATTTTTTTTGCCACTGTAAATCAGTTTTTTCAGAACCAATTTTATCAAAAACAATATCGTAATTTTTCATAAAATTTATAATAATTCAAGAACAAAAGAAAAGTCGTTATCTTTAAAAATTTCTTTTAAATCATCCTCAGTCCTCACACCTAAGTCAAGTAACTTTTGATAATATTCAGTTAACTTCAAACCAAACTCAATATTTTCTGTATCTGACATTTTGAGCCCAAAAGGAAATATTATTTGTTTGTTGTTATAGGTTTCAGGGATTGAAAAAGAAGGGGATCTAACTAAATTATAAAGGATAAAATCTATATAAAATGACCATTTAGATTTTGCATACTTATGTACTTGACATAACCATTCAAAATTTAGCATTCTAGCGGATTCGATATTATTACTTAGACCTGAAGTAGAGCCAAACTCAGATAATAGTTTCCATCTGGGTATATCTACATTAGCCGCCAGGAATCCTTTCATCTCTGCAAGGACATCAGTCAAATTAGCTAAGTTTCTTTCTAAAGTACCTAAGACCTCTTTATCTAAATCATAAATCCACATTTCTGAAATACTTTTATGTTGACTTAGATAATTAGCTCTAGCTTGGATAGCACTTTGATTAGTAGTTGTACCTGAATCTTTATCTTGCTGCATTTTCAAACCTAGTCCTTTAATACCTAAAGTAAGCATTGAAGTGCTCTCTAAAAGTGAAGAGGTATTCTTTAAAGAAGCAGAAAAGATGGAAAAAGACTCTAGTAAAGAAGTTATTACTGAATCATGATGATAACCATTATAAAGATAGGACTCATAGCTCAAGATCTCTATCCCTGGCACCTCTAAAACTCTAGAATGATGTACACGTATGCCTTGACTAGTGTATGCATAATCATCCACACCATAAGAAAAGCGATCTTGCTCATACACATATAAAAATTCTATACCTTCGATTTGACCAAAGTTCAAAGGTGCATCTAAATTTTCATTATCTTTAAAACCAAAGACTATATAGGCTGTTCCATATTGTCGGGCAAGGATGTCTGCAAGTCTAAATGCCGAATAAATACCTCTGCATTTAATATTTGAGGAAAATTCTGTATAAACAGGTATAGCATCTAAATATTCTTTTAAGCCCTGGTTATTATAATCAGGAATATTAAATTTATAATCATTAGAATAAACACTTTCAGGATAAATAGAGCAGATACGAGATAATATGCCTGATTTACGTATCAAACCCGAAATTTCTCTACAGGTCAGCTTAGGAACTCTAGAGTCTATTCCAATTTCTTGAGTTTTTACTTTACCTGAAAATAAAGCAGCTAACTGAACAAGTTCATACTTAGCATCATTAGATATATCTAAAATATTAAAATCTTCAGTAGAAGTCTTTTTATCTGAGTTTATTATAGGTATCATATTTAATTAAGCTAATAAGACTGAAAAACAATGTTGATCTACATTGAGAAACCGATCTGCTGAATAACAATCTGGAATGCATGAGAGTTGACAATCTTCTAATTTTTGAAGTTCGGCTAAACGTTTAATTTGATTATTGATTGCTTCCCATTCCACCCCATCAGTCCCCTGAGCTTTGATAATACCTCCTCTAGGTACAAAAGCTTTTAGGTAAAAGGCTGCTGAGAAATAAGGTCTATAAATAGCAATACTATTATCTGACTTTAAACAACCTTTAGTGTTTTCTAAAATTTTAATTAACTCATTTTCATTTTCTTCTGAGTAGCAACTACCTATAAGTTTTTGACAAATAGTTAAAGCTTCTGTTATATTATCAATAAACATGATAAATTTTTTATAGATTATGACTATTTTAACAGATTTAGAAAAAGAAGCTTTACTACATTTAAAAGAAATTCTTGACCAGGGGGGAGTGTTTGATAACCTGGTCGAAACTGTTACAACTACCGAAGAGATTTTCCATGCTTGTACAAAACACAAGGTAATGAACTCCAAACCTAGCAGAAAAGTAGTAACAACAGTAGAAAGAAAAGTAACCAACAAAAAACACATTCCTGATTACATTTTAAGGTTTTTTCTAAATAAACAAGAGGTTAATCATGCTCTTTCTGTTTTAGAAAGAAATGGTTATCAAGCTATCATTGATGATAAAAATAAACAAAGTTTAGAAACTTTAAGAGAACAATTAGATGATATTTTAAAAGATGCTGACAATTCCCCAATTAACCAAGGTGACTATCAGGACTTCATCGAGGACACACAAAGAGAATTCCTCGGAATTTAAGAAAAAGTTGCCTAAAGGGGGGATACTTTTACCTTACCAAAAAGAATGGTTGTTAAATTCTAAAAAATATCCAGTTTCTATTTGGGAGAAATCTAGGCGTATTGGAGCTTCTTGGGTAGTAGCCTGTGAAGCTGTTATGAATGCTAGCAAAAAAAACCATCCTGTAAATACTTATTACATATCTTATGAAAAAGATATGACAATGCAATTTATAAAAGATTGTACTTTTTTTGCTAAATTTTTTCAATCTTTGATAAAAGAAATCTACAAAGAAAAGATTATAGATGATTTTGGTAAAGATGCTTTAATTTTCAGAATCAGATTTAGTAATGGTTGTGAGATAGCCTCTTTATCTAGTAATAGTCGAAACTTAAGAAGTAAAAAAGGTAACGTAGTTATAGATGAGGCTGCTTTTGTGGATGATTTAGAAGAGGTCTTAAAAGCAGCTATAGCCCTTACCATATGGGGGGGACAGATTAAAATTTTAAGCACACATCAAGGCAAAAATAATAGATTTAATAAATTAGTTTTTGAAGGTAGAGAGAATACTGATAACTACGTTCAAAAAACTTCTTTTATGGATGCAATCGACCAGGGTTTATATGAAAGATTATGCCTTTCAGGCACTTACCAAAATATAAAAGAAGAAAAACAAAAATTTATAAATAAAATTTATAATATTTACAAAGATAATGCAGATGAAGAATTAGATGTTAAACCTAGAGAAGAGAGTGCCTTATCAGTATTCAGATCCACTTGGTTTATTATTTCGTCGGAGATACCAACTACATTTGATTACCTTATAAGAGCTTGGGATACAGCAGCTACTGACAAAGATGATAGCTGCTATACTGTGGGGACTCTTTTAGGGCTTAAAGGGCAGCAGATATACATTCTAGAATGGGATTACATTAAAGCTAGTGCGAGTGAAACACAGGAAAAAATAATTCAAGTTGCACGTATGGATGGCACCGAAGTCGTCATCTATGTAGAACTTGAAGGGGGCAGCCAACCTATATTATGGCTTGAAAATAGCCTACAAAGTGTTTTAAAGGGGTATGAAATAATTGGACAGAAAGTTATAGCCTCCAAGACTATGAGGGCTGTTTTAGCCGCCCGTGAGGCTCGTACACAGCCTTTTATAGTAGCAGAAACTGAATGGGCAAAAACTTATATTGAAACTATATGTGAGTTTACGGGTTTAAAAAAGAAAGAGCCACTGATTAATGATTCAGTAGACTCTTTAAGTTTAGGTGTTAATGCTCTAATTGAAGGGTATAATCCTTTACTGGTCTAATAAGCAAAGAATTATTAGAATTATTAAAAGGTATAAAATCTGTTGAATTAATATTATAACCATAATTGATTTTTAGCCTCAATAGATTTTAATTCCAAAGTCTTTACATCATAATGAATAAGGTAAGCAATATCCTTAAACACATAAATGAAAGAATGAACATAATTATCACAAGCAGGAAAGGGAATAGAAGGAGGATCTGAATAAAAATGGATTCTAGTCTTAATTTTATCCCATAGAGATAGAACTTCATCATCTATTTGATTAAGAAGTTCAAACTCTTTAAGAAGATAAAAAAGTTCTTTTTTTAGTTCAGCACACTTAAAAGACAATTTTAAATCTTTAAACATTTTATTTAACCTACTAAATTTTTACGTTCAATCCTTAACAAATCCAATGTGACCAGGTTATAAGTAAGGATGTAAGCTCTTTTCTTATAAAGTGTCACAAAAGAACATTTAGGTTTTTTCAAGGAAGCTAAGTCAGGAATGGGTTCAGCATAGTGATGTATGTTTGACTTAATTTGATCCCAAATGAATAAAATTTCAGCATCAATACAATTAGAAAGCTCAAACTCCTCGATCAAATGGTTTAAATACCCTTGCAAAGAAGACACAATCATAAGATTTTTAGCTTGCAAAAGATTTTTCTGTATGTTAAACATGGGTAGTTGCATTGAAAAATTTAGTTAAACTCCAGTAGACCCAAAACCTTGTTGTTGACGACCCGATACTTCCCTATACTTTTTAGAAAAAGAGTAAGAAAAACTAAATGTCTCAGGGATAAAAACTGGGCAACAAACTATTTGGGCTATCCTATCCCCTTGATAAATTGTATGAGCTTTATTTGAGACATTGGAAAGGATAATTTTAATTTCACCGGTATAGCCATAATCTATTGTTCCAGGAGAGTTAGAAACTACAAGCCCTTTTATTGATAAACTGCTACGACTCCTTACTTGAGCTTCTGTATACATTTGAGTAAGCCCAATGTGACCCTCAAAATTAAAGAAAATAGGCTCGGGTAATTCTACACCCCATCCAGTCGGAATAATTTCAATCTGACCAGGGGATAATGTTAGCTCTGCATTATCTTTACCATCATCTAAGAGAGCTCTCAAATCAAACCCAGAATCTGTACTATGCTTTCGAATAGGTGCTTGGGCTTTTGGATGTAATCTTACAAAATACATTAAATGTCTTCTCATTTTAATAATTTAAGTGGATCTACAAAGGTTTCTAAGGCTAAAATTGAGGGTTATTTGAACTTTTTAGTACATTTAGAAGACCTTCTAGTAAAGACTGTACTATAACAAACAAAAAGTACCTGGTGATCGTAAAGAGAAAAAGAGTCTATAGACTTAGGTTGAGGCTTAGGTTGGGGTTTTCTAGTGAATTTAAAAGGATTTCTAACCTCATCACAGTTATTTAAAAGGGAATCACCTAAAATTTCTTGACAAAGAGTTCTCTTATTTGAGTTAGCTCTTTCTTTAGCTTGACCAGGGGAGCAAAAAGATAGAACAATTAAAGAAGATAGGGCACAAGAAGAGAAAAGATTTTTAAGAGACATGATAAGAAACCAATAAGTATTTACAAGGTTTCTAAGGCTATTTATAAAACTTTGATTATTTATTTCTTGCAACGGTTACGACGACCACCCAAACCATGACGATAACCACGAATAGCTGCTACATCAGCTTCATAACCTCTAGGGGCTTTTTGTTGATTCTTACAAGTATTAGAAGGTTTTTTAGAAGGTTTTTGAGGACTTCTATTTATATTCTTACAAGAACCAGGGATAACAAAACCTAAAAATTTCTCACAACGAATAACGATCTTGTCAGATGTTTCAAAACGTCCTGAGCCTCTTTCGTTAGCAGAAACAGTTTGAGAAGGCAATAAAGAAGAGATCAACAACAAGGAAAGTAGCAATTTAGATTTCATGATTGTTAACTTAAGATGAAAGGAATAAAGTAGATGTACTAAATGAACTGGAAAGCTGTGTAAAAACTTACTTAAGCTTATTTAAGTTTGTTTGTTGAATTTCTAATAGTAACTCCTGTTTGTCTACTTTTTTATCATATTCAGGGCGTTCAACAGGTTCTACGGGTTTAAAAGGAAAGGGAAAAGCCAGTGAAGGATTTTTGATTTCTTGTGACATAAACTTTTAGATTTTTGGGGACTAAAAATTTTCTAAGGCTTTTTGATAAATTTTATTAAAATCCAGGATAATTTCTTATACAAGAAGAGGATTTATTCTTCAAACTTCTCAAAAGTTTTGAGTTAGCTGTAGCATCGGTAGCGAGTTCAAGAAGATATTGGTGTAAATCTATTTGACGATATTGTCTATGGAATTTAATTATCTCTTGAAGTTCATTAAAAACTTCTGTGGGAATTTCTAAGGCAATGGTTACGTGTTTGGGTTCTGTCATTTAGTATTCTCCGTGTTTTTCTTATGTAAACATAATAATTGATTAACTAGTTAATTGTCAATAGATTCTAGAAAAAAAGTTTAAAAGCTTTAAAAGTTGATTCTTTGTTGACAATTAATTAATTAATTAATAGACTAGGGACTTGACACTCCCCGGTCTAAAGACACAGGGTTTTCACCCAATATTCTTATAAAAAAAAATTCCTAGAAACATCTCTAGGAATCAATTAAGCTCTAATTTGACCAGGTTGATTATTCTCTAAAACATTTATTAGAGTCACAGGACATGGGAGCTTGCTCCTTACCCTGGTCATATTTAGCTAATAATTGTCCGAAATCTTCTGACAAACGTCTCCGGTGGTTTAAATTTACAATTTCATAATAGCGATCTTCCGATATAGGCTCATATGGAAGTCGAGGAAAAGACTCAAAATCATCCATACGAGCTAACAAGGCTGCACTAATGTATCCTTCATCGTTTTGGATAGATTGATAAATCAGGGTACCAAGTTCTTCTATTTCATGCTCTCTAAACATTAAAGTGCTAGAAGTATTATGAGTCACGTAATATTTCTGAACCTGCATACAAAAATCAAATTGAGCTTTAACAGAAAATTTATTAGGATCTATTCCAGTAGTATCTACATCTCCCCAAGAAGCTTTTACCGGAATTTCAATGAGCCATTCTGTGCATTCTTCACAATAAGGGTCATCTAAGAGCTTTCCATTTTCATCTTTATCACGGATACTCGGGATAACAGAATAGCCGTAATCGATACACGCAAGAGCCACGGGGTGGTTTTTAGGAAAAGTTATTCGACGAATAAACTGGGAGGCTATTGGAGGATGCCAACCAGGGGAAGCACCGGATAAGAGGCTCTTGGTATTATGTGATTTTAAAGCGCCTTGCCAGTACCAAGAATCCTCATAATTTTCCCCATCAATCCCGTAGTCGTAAGTATAATCCTGGATTCCATGCTCAATTTTTATGATTTCGTATGGCTCAAATTTAAACTGTCTTTGTGAAGGGGTCAAAGGTTTTGCCTGTGCTTTAAGTGACCAGGTGTTGAGAAATTCCAGAGAGTCCTCATTTGACTTCATTCGGCTCAAACACAATCCCCACATATCTTTCTGTCCTTGCAGATTTTCACCTTCAGTGTTGTGGAAAATTGAAAAGCATAAGCCAACAGCTTCACCAACCTGTTGTAAGTTTCTGATAAAATCTTCAGAGGCTGAATCGATCGATAAAGACCCTTGTTTACGAATACACCCATCAGTATCAATTAAGCCTGCAAAGAATGCAAGGATAGATTCCCTAGAAGATTGACGGACTTTTAAAGGGATCCTGTCTAAGTCTTTTGATTTTTCAACCTTAGATAGCTCGTTATGTTGAAACCATGTGTAAAGATGCTTGTTAGAAAAACAAAGCTCTTGTTTATCAGCTTTTTTAAACTTATAGAAAGTACCAGTTAACCCAAATAAAGATTGAGCTATATAAGATAACTTCTCTAAAACTTTTAAATTTCCGTGAGAAATCTTGATTCTGTAGTTATTTTTCTTAAAACAACCATTACCATAGATAGCTCCGATGAAATAGGCAAGAGATGGGGACATTTCAGAGGGTAGTTGGCATATTTGGGGGACTCGTCCACGACCAATAGAGTCTACATCAACATACTCAAGAAAAGCTTCCGAAGCTTTCCGGTATTCCCCAATACTAGAATCTATAATTTGACCAGGTTGCATATCTTCAGCAGCTACCCACTGCCCTTGAATAGCCAATCTATGGTGCTTAGTCATAGTCAATTGACGGTTGTTTTTTAATGTCACCCGAATCAAGTCAAGTTTGTTATTACTGATGCCTTTAGTGATAGGAACGCCATTGCGGACAGATAGTTTGTAAAGTTTTAAGTCAACTTCCCCCTCATTTTCTCCCATGTGTTCGTCTGCATACATAAGCCCCTGGTCAAATATACGTAGAGCGTTGTATAAAAGACAACCTTCTGGTTGCAGCGTAGTACATCTGTTTGGTATTTTTAGAGAATGCTTTTTACAATATTTTTCAACAGTTTCAAAAACTATTTTTTTCCAAGTTTCTAAATACTTTTGTTCGGTTTCTATATAAACAATTCCCATTAGAGTCTCAGGTCTTCCATTTTGCCACCAAACTAAGTAAGCCCTACCAAAAAGATTAACAAAAAAATCGAATAGACCAGTAAAGGATACACCCACGATGGGGTCAAGTTCACGGCTCTTTTGAAGTTTTTCATTGGGGAATTTATGCTGTAAAAGAATAGCTACCGACAATGCCGCGCATTCAAACGCTTCGCGTTGTTGTGCATGATTTCTCGGGTCAATTAAATTAAGGGGCACAGATGCTAAATTACAGAGAAAATTGTGACCAATTATTTCCGATTGTGTTATCCTAAAGGCTTTTTATCCTCTAGTTCTATACCTTCAGTATTCGGCATAGTCCCGCATACATTTTCTACTTAGTGAAGTAGTTCGGCACTCGTGGGGATGTTATATTCTTTAAAAAGTTTCAATCCCTATGCTGTACGGTGTTACAAGCCTGTTAACTCTTGTAGTTACCTCGGTGTTAGCATCTCAGCCGTTCACCGATTTTGCCGAATTTTTAACCTGAGGCAAGTATAATTAAATACCACAGTTGTGAGTAACGAAGCCTTCAACCACACCCCAATGTGTTTCAGGTTCTGTAAAATCATAAACCTTTGATTTTCCAGCAGATTTAACACTTCGGACTTTAGGTGCTTGCTTTAAGAGAATATTTGCAAGCTTTTCTTGATGATAGGACAAAGCAAATCCGATTTCATTAAAAAACTTTAAACGACTATAATACTCCATGATATTTAAATCATAAGATTCCCTACATTCATAGACTCCATTAGAAAACTCAACATTCTTACTCTTATTTGTTGTTATGTAAGAATCTATATCAAATAAGTCTTTTAGCCATGTCTGCATACTTGTAGCTAAAGCCACGCAAGTAGTTTTAAAAGTTACTCGACCATTACTAATAACCGATCCGTTAGCGCCATACAAACCATGTAAAAAGGATGCTTTCTCTTGTTTTGACCAGGTATAAAAGCTGGGGGGTAAAGTTCTATTAGGAAGAGTTTCTTGAATAAAACCTAAAGACTTTAAATTTTGTGCGAAATCATAAACGTAAACGTGTCTGCCATCAGGACTCCATTTGAAATCCAAATTAAGAGATTCCAAAATAGAAATGATTTCATGATCTTTAGCCCCGACGTTAAGTAATAAAGTTTTTGATTTATCTAAAGAATTGGTGCAACCATCCCCTTGGATAAACCCATACAAAACATACTGTAAATTCATTTTAAGGGTAGGATCTACAAGCAAAGGTTGTAATTGTTTACCTTTTAAGTTTTGGGCTGTATAAACCCCTTCAAAACACTGAAAACGATGATCAGGGGTGCAATAAAGCCTTTTTGATCCTGTCAAGGTGATTTTAACAACATCTTTTTCACCACTACACCAAACTTCTGATTGAGATATTTCACCGAATTTGTTGATAATTTTAGGGGAAGTATTTTCTAACTCTTCAAAAGTTTTATAACCTTCAGTAGTTAGTAGTTTCATATCCCCACGTAAACAGGGGTTCGTTCCGTATCTTTTTATACGATGTAAAATTTCAGTGTGTGGATAGATATAATCGTCATTGTCATCTGTAAAATTCAAAAAATATTGTTCAGGTGTCCCCGACTGATATTCAGAAAGAAAGACTCTTTTTTCTCCAAAAGTCTTTAGTATATCTGCATTAGCTCTTGCAACAGCTTCACCAGCCCATTGGATAGCACCTTCACCACTATAATATTGCTTACGAACAGCCTCAATGCAGACATCCAAAGAAGGCTTTTCATGGAATACTATCGTATGGTTAGCCATGCGCAGGCAGTCTCGACCAGGTGCTATTCCCCAATTACCCTCTGTATCTTGTTGCCATAAATTATCTTTACTTGTCACAAAGTAAGCGTCATCTGGAGAGCCTTGACGAATTGAGGCACTTCGACGCACATTTCCTGCGACGATTGCTAAAGCAGCCTCGCTAAGAATCAAGCAAACTTCAAGAGAATTCAATTTGCGCCCAATAGCTCCATTAAGTATGTCTGCAATGTTTGCAAACATCTCTTGCAGATATGCGGGATTAGCCTCTCCTCCAAATGATTTTAATCTTTCTCCTTTGGGGCGCACATGGGAAAGGTCTATGCAGAGATTCACAGTATAACCAGGGGCATCTCTCATATCTATTAAAAGTGTGTTGGGGTCTTTTTTAACACTTTCTGGAGCAGCAAAGGTGAGCAAATCCCAATAGGTTTGACACCATCCTTGACGACTATCTCCCACTAAGTAGTCAACATAAAGGGTCTTTTCATTATGTAATAAATCATATTTAGTTATCCCCCCTAAATCTAAGCGATACCCTTTTTTTACATCCCCTGGTTGACCCTTGAAAGTCACATTAATTTTGTTTTGAATTATAGGAAGCTTTTTAATGTTCTCCTGTTCAACTACAGTACCTGTTCCGCATCCTTGCATAGATAGATCCATGACTAATTGGAAATCTGACCAGGATTCGATGCTTATGCTGGTACAATTATAGGTACCAAAAAAGTTCTCAGGTTTTTCTGACCAGGGTGTTCCACCAACCCACAGAAAGCGCCCTGAAGGCAAGAATAAGAGATTCTCTTGATTTTTTCTGAGCTTTTCAGTTTCCTCATCTGTCAATTTTCCGAGCTTCTGAAAGCCTTTGGAGGTGCGTACACAAACATCTTGCCATGATTCTCTATTTCCGTTCCTTACACGGCTGTAAGCGTTATAAAAGACGGGGTAAGCGGTAGAGACTTTATCAAAAATGTGTTCAGACATAGTTAAGAGAGTATTTTGAAACTAGCTAAGGTCAATTCATAAAGAAAAAAAATCTTCCCGAAAGGATGGGAAGAGTTCTACAGGGAATACACCAGAGTTAATATATTTGCATCTAGTGGGGCTTTTCACCGAGCTTGATAAAAAGTCTCACAAAAGTTATTGTAGCATAAAACAAAGCTACCTAAACTTAATTGTAACAGACTCAAAAGTTAATTTGACCAGTGTCGGAAGATTTTGTCATTGAATTCACCTACTGATTATTCATGAGAGTTTTCTAAAGCTTGTTCTTGGGGTATTGAAAAAGTACATGAGTCGAAAATGAACTACCCCATCTTACTTCGTTGAAGATGGGGTTTCTACATCCCCATCAGTAAGTTGAGATTTTTGACGTTTCACGCGACCTAGTTGCTTCATACTTCCAGCATTCTTGCGTTTACTGGTGCTTGAAG